ATGCGGCTCTCGATAAACTCAATATGGCGATCTCTCAAATGAAACCCGGAGGGAAACCCGACCCGGTAGTGGCAATTCCTCATTGGGCGAATGACGGCAATGGGACCGTGGCTGATTGCGAAGTTGCCACGGATACTCAGATCGGCAATTATGATCTGACCTGCACCGCCTCGGTTGTGAGTCCTCCATCAGCGACCTTTCAACTGCGTGACCCCTATTCTGTCTTGATCGCTACGGTCACGGCGGGAGTCCCGTATGGAGGCACGGAAATATCCTTCCGCATCAATATCGGAAGCATCCCGTATTCAACCGGGGATTCATTTGACATAGAAATTACAGAGGCAAACATTGATCCTAATATCGATTTGACGGAAGCGCAAAAAGAGTGCGTCGATGCGATGCTTGGGAAAGACAAGGCGATGCGGGTTCTGAATAATTTATTGTCGAAATATGCCTCGCTCGAACGAGAAGAATATAGGTTGACACAGGCCATGTTGCCAGATCAGCGGTCGGATGTATGGTGCGCGAACAAAACGACCACGCTCGCGGTAGGTCAAGAAGTCGGCACCATTGAAATCAACATGGAGCCATACGACATTCTCATAATGCCGGATGGAGCAGTTAGCGGAGCGCTTGGCCTTTTGCAACACGTTGGAGTAAGCACACCATCAGCGGTCTTTTGGAATTGGGCGGTCATGCCGGGAATACAGAGATGGAAACCGACCTACCGACTTGGAACCATTATCAGCATTGATTATGACAACAATACCTGCGACATTGCGTTGCATGGAGCATACAGCACGGTGGGCGTATGAGTGGATTACCGATCAACCAAGGGACAGAAGAATACCTGCTTGACAGCGGTTACACAGTTACCGGGTGGTCAGAGTTTGCCGCGCTCAATCCAACCTTCGCGTTGGTGACGGAAACCGGCGATACAAAAATAACCATGACATCGGAATTGATGGATGATCTGAAAACCGTGAATGATGAAGTAAATGACCGGAACACCTACAAGCGGGACATTGATACTTATGGAGAACTTGAACATTGGTCACTTATGTCGTCGGGAGCAAGTGGCGATTGTGAAGACTTCGCATTGACGAAGGCCCAAAAGTTACTCGGCTTGGGATACCCGGCATCGGCAATAAAGATTGAGGTCGGTGATGTCCCGGATGGGCGTGGTCATTGCTGGCTTGTGGTGCAGACAGACAAAGGGGATATGGTTCTGGATATATGAAAGAGATTACTACCGCCGACAAGATTCCGTATCGCAACCGGGCGAGGTGGACGAAAGGTAAATGGCTTCAAAAGACCATTATCATTCGGAACGTCCCTATATCATACATGAAGGAAACGGATTGCGCTTTGTTCGTGCCGGCGTTACCCTCCTATTTGCCAACATACCCCGGTGATACGGCAGTCATTGAATTTCAGGATCAGGACTGGAGCAAGCCGAGGGTGATCGGAAAGGAGTATTTGCCAAGGGCGACCCAAGCGAACTTTTACATAGGCCCATCAACGTCGCCTTTCTCAGAATACACGCGGGATGAGGTCGCTATCCGAACTATGCGGTATTTTGGTGGTCTTGCTAATTCACGGCTCGCTGACCTCTCAGGCGGGAATATAAAACTCTTGATACTTCCATGCCCGATCCGTGTTCTAAGCGATGCTGAGTTGACAGCAATTCAGTCATTTCGCGGAGGCGGTGGCAGGGTTGCCTTCTTTGCCGGACGCGATCTTGAGAAGGCAAATGATGTGCTTAACCAACTCGGTTCGCAGTTTGAAATCTTACCAACCTATGACGCGGTGGAAGAAGGTGTTTATATCATTTCCGGTATATGCAATATGGATGATGCCCCGACAATGTTTTGGATCGCGGCAAATCCTACCGGTTGGATAAGTAAGCGTCAGTCTTTTTGGAGTGCCGCGCCATTTAAGGATATGTCTGGATTCGGGTTGGCTTATAACGACGTTACCGCGGTCATTTATGATACCTACCTCATTCAACAATCATATCCGTATAGTTCCCTGTATATGACGGACATCATGCCGGATTTAATAGATAGTCCTCCAACGTGGGATGATGTTGAATGGGCGTTTATGAGTCTATACTTTCCTGCGGGTCACGTTGCAGAATATCCAGAAGGCAAAGCGGCCTTATATGATTGGCTTGCGGCAAATACCTCGTTCCTACCATATAGCCGAATGGCGCAGTCTGGATGGTCAATGCCGACGATTTGGACTCCGTATGGCAATGTATGGAACTTGGAGTCAGCCCGTGCCTATGTCGATTTTTTCGGGGCGCTTTGTGCTTATGCCTCAGATAACCTCATAGTGTGTTCATTCCGACTTGATATGCTCACAAATGCCGTAGGCGATCCTGATGCGTTTGATTATTATTTTTGGCCTGTTCAGTTCTTTGATTGGCTGATCAATGGGAAACTGACTCAGCATGATTTTTTTCAAAGGGGTTGGAAATTTGTACCGTGGTCGCCATATCAAGCAAAATATATGTCCGGTGGAATAGGATTCTTACCGGGAACCATGACGGGCGGTTAGCGGCATTTAGGAGAAAAAGCGTAGAGACTTGTAGAGACCATGAAAAAAGGCCCCTCGCGGAGGCCCCGTAAATGGTGGGTCGTATGGGAATCGAACCCACGACCAACGGATTAAAAGCCTGGTGATCGGTGTAGACAAATGTAGACAAACTAAAAAAGGGCCACCTTGCGGAAGCCCGTGTTATTGGTGCCCCTGGAGTGATTCGAACACTCGGCCTGCGGATTAGGAATCCTGAATGGTCTCAGTAAATACAGGGATTGCGGGCCGTAAGGCGTAGACACTCAGCCTTTATCAGGAGTGTTCGTAGACAGCACACCCGAAAGCGTTGCATTTGCTGCCTTTCCCATGTGCCCCATGGCCACATGCGTGTACCATTCCGTCGATTCGATCTCCGAATGGCCGAGGTACGACTGGATCACCCGGAGATTCACATCGTTCCCCATCAGGTGCGTCGCGATCGAATGACGGAACAGATGATGGTTCACCTTTTTCTCGATGCCCGCTTCCCGGCAGGCCTTCAGCAGCGCCTTCCGGATGTCGTATATCGGTTTCGACTCGGTCTCTGTTGATCCGCGCCCGGTTTTGCGGCTGGCGAACACGTATTCTCCTCGTTTCTCTACCGCATCAAGAGCCGTTTTCAGCCATTCGTTCATCGGCAGGATCTTCTGTTCCCCGCCCTTCTGGACGACTCGGACGGCGCCGGTGCCGAGATCGATATCAGACCACCTGAGATTTCTGGCCTCGGAGAGCCGGAGCCCCAGGGTATACAGGCACAGGATGAACGCCCGGTGAAACGGCGTCACGGCGTTCAGGATCCGGACTATCTCGCTCGGGGAGAGGACAAACGGCTTCGGGCGGGCGTGGGGCAGGCGCTCGATATGGATCGGTTTGAGCTCCAGCTCCCTTTCACGCCGGCACCATTTGAGGAATCCCGAAAAATAGGAGAGCTCCTTCATGATGGTCCGGTTGCCGATCATGCCCTTGTACACCGGGATCTTGTTCCCGTCCGGATCCTTTCTATATGTTTTGAGGGCCAGTTCCCCCTTCCTCATTTTTTTATAGATGTTGATATGGTGGACGTTCAGGTCCTCGATCCGTTCCTTTCCGAGGAGCCGCATGATGTGGCCGTAGTAGATGGTCGAAATATCCCGATAGGTGGTCTTTGCCCGATACTGCTTGTACCAGTCCAGGTAGGCGGAAAACAGGTCGTCGACTGTCTGGCCCTCAACGGGCTTTGTCCTGGGCGTTTTCTCGTCGTTCGCGGCGCGGCGGAGCTCGATCTCAATCGACTCGGCTTCATCGCGGGTCGTAATGGCCTCCGGCAGGGGATAGCGGATTCTTTTTCCAAACCTGCCGTCCGGCCAGTAATCCACAATGAAGCTGAATTCCGCGGACCCGCAGGCGGGGCAGATAATTTCAGCCGCCCGGATCCGGCGCCTGCAATATCGGCATTTAACGATCAGGGCCATATCAATTCCCGCATTGGAAAACCATGGCCATGGACGCCGCCAGGCCGATGGCGATAAGCAGCGCCCAGGCATAACTTCCATAGTCATGCCGGGCGCCGCATTGCGGACAGCGCCCGGCGGATCTGCTGATCATGGCGCCGCACTCGCGGCAGGGGATCAGGGCCATTATTTGTTTTCCAGTTCTCGAAGTTTCCGGCGTTTAGCCTCCACTTCCTTGTCTTGGTCCTTCTTCAGGTCGTCATACATATTAATCTCCCATTGAGATTTTGCATTTCTCCGCCTGTCGTCATATCGGTTCTGATATTTTTCTTCAAAATCTAAGGCTTCTTTTGCTCTCCTCAATTCAGATTCTCTCTGCTCTTTTTTATTTTCATCCCGCCATTTTTCGGCAGCCTCACGATATTGCTGTCGCTGCCTGCCGAGTTCGGCTTCGCGTTCATTCATCAATCTCAGGCGCTCTTGCTGAATCTGATATAGTCTGATCTCCTCGGGGGAGTCCTTCCTATATCGCTCCTGGCCGATCATTTTGACTGCTTTGTCCGGCGGCCGGTCCGTGATGTGACGGATGCCCTGTTCATCGACCCACATATAGACTTCGGCGGCGGGAATGTTGGCAGTAACAGCCACAAGAGCAAGAAACAAGGCGAAAAAATGAAAGATCCGGATATTCATGGTTCACCTCCTATAGAAAGTTCAGGTAGATCACACGGCCCTCCGTCTTTTGGCGGTAGACCTGGCCGGTGCTTGCGGAATACCGCCACCTGACCCGCTTGATAGACTTTGCTCAAGATTTTTCACTCGCCGATCGAGCTCCACAGATTTTTTGAATGCCTTGATGTTGGCTTTTAACGCTTCGGCGAATTCTCCGTTGTCGTCGATGATGTATTTCACGCGGCGGCAGAGCTCCCGGAGATCATCATCGCATTTGACGGGACATTCACCCGCTGATATTCCGTAGCTCCCTTGATCAGCCACCATTAGAGCGGGTCTGTCCTGCTCCGGCGCCGTTAAATACACAGGCTCGGGGTTTTCCCCAGCAAGAAGCCAGTCGACGGATACGCCAAATTTGTTGCGGATGATGAAAAATATCTGTCCATCTGGAAGATTTTCTCCGTTACACCAGCGGCGAACAGAATCATAAACAACTCCGAGCGCGTCTGCGAAGGCATACTTCCCCCCGTTATCATCAGCAATCTTGCTGATATTCTTGGCAAATAAAAAATAATCAGATTTATACGTTTTTTTTCTTGACATCACTTATTTATTCGTGTATTCATTCACCCCAGGCGGTTAAGATTTTTCCCCCAAACCTTAACGAGGTGCCCCCATGAAAACCATCCAGATTACCGCCGAGCCAATCAACAAGGAGTTTTGGGATCGCTTTGCCGCAGAACTTTTAGCAAGGATTCCGAAATTATTCCTTGAAGATCGATCCATCGACGCACAACGTCCGACAGGACCTGTATCTCAATCTCCTTCGTTATCTCCTCACCTGCCTGCTTCCGGAGAAGCAGGGCCGTGAAATATGCATTGATCAGGGATGCTGAAATGACAGGAGAAAACACAGATATGCTGTCGACGGACAATTTAACCTTGGATTCATTCATAATGACACCCCAAGAATTAGACGCCTTCCGCAAGGAGATCAAGAAACGGATGATCGATCTCGGGCTCGATCGTTGGCGATCCTACAAGGTCGTCCTGCCGCACATTTCCGCCCGACTTGGCCGGCCGGTCAATTACAACAGCCTGGTCATGACCATGACCGGGTACCGCAACGGAGAAAGTTCCGTTGAGATCCTCAAGACGCTCCAGGAGGTTCTCGCCGCTTGGCCGTCCGAAGCGGCATGAAGAAACGCCCATTTGTGAATTTATACACAGGAGGAAAACAAAAGGCAATTAAATTTTTAGGGAGGATTGTTCATGGGCTCATTGAGAGAACACATTTACGACACCATCCATCGAAACGAAAAACCGCTCAAACTCATCGCTGAGGAGACCAGCATGAGTGAAAACTATCTAACGCGAACAGGGCTTCCCGATCACGATGAATCGGAAACCGGTTCCGGATGCAACTTCCCCCTGAAAAAACTCATCCCCGTAATCAAATCAACGGACGATTATCAGATTGTCGATCATATTGAGGAATCCCTGGGGCGCGTTGCATATAGGCTTCCCAGGGCGCTCGGGGCGCTGAATGACGTCGTTCGCCTGTCCATGGTTAGCATCAGGGAATTCGGCGAGCTCATGTCTTCCTTGGAGCAAGGTATCGCGGATGGACGGTTGACCGACAAGGAACGATCAATGATCGCCAAGGAAGGTTACGAGGCCGTCCAGGCGATCGTTAGCCTGTTGAAGGGTATCGAGAAGCAATATGCATAAAACCGAAGAACAGCGGCTCCGCCACCTCGAGGAGATGATCGAGGAGATCCACGCCTGGATGATCCTCGGCGGGGAGAGGATCCCCGGCAAGGCGGAGTACGATCGCGCGATCCGGGAGCTGCTGAAGGGGAATTCGAAGCCGCTGGAGCTCTACAAGCAGCGCGGCGGCGTGATCCCGAAGGCGGATCCGGATTGCCTGCAGAATCGCTTCAGACGCTGCGGCGGTCATGTCGAGAGGCCGGGCGTTTCCGGCAAACCCACTGAGGACCGCCCGGGCGGCGGCATTGTCCCAAAATTGGCAACCATCTATCCAACCGCGGCCGCGCAGGGAGGCGGAACGAGCAGAAGGATGCATACCCGGAATTCCAAAGCGCCGTCGCTGCAGGATGGGGTCTGCGGCGGTCCTCTTGCCGGATCCGCAAACCTACCGCCGGCCGCCCAACCCGGCAGGGGGCGAGCAACCAATCGGGACTTGCGCCAGAGCTGCGCAGCCCGGTCGCGTGGATTAAGGTCCCTGTCCGGCCCGGTCATGCTCCCGGAAACCAAAGAGCAGCGGCGCGTGTTGTAGTAGTAGCAGATGGGGCCGGTCCCCACGACGGCCCCGCAATCAAGAATGGAGATCGCCACGAAAATCGTCATTGCGATCTGGATTGTTGTCGGGTTGCTGATTCTGCTTCTCGGATATCTGATCCGGGAAAAAATCAAGTAAGGAGGTTGGCCATGAAAGGATGCTGTCCTCGTTGTCTCGGCACCGGCCGCGTCAATTATGGTTCCGACACGGAAACCGGCCGTTTGTCCGCTTCATGTTTCCATCCCCCTTTCCATTCCTCGCCTCTCATGGAAAGCGAGGAGGAGAAGATTTTCTTTCTCGACGGCCTGCAGGTCTATTTCTCGATGATCCGAAATCACCCGCGCGAGGCGCTCACCGCAATCGGCGGCGCGGCCCTGATCCTGCTGATCCTGTTTGGCCTGATCTTCACGGCTGGGGCGATGCAATGATGCGCGATATGACGAAAAGGCAATATGAGGCGGCTCTCAAGCGGCATGGATTTCGGCAGGAGCCGTTCGGATATGTGATGGTCACGGATAGACTCATTGTTCATCCGGCAAACGTCGGGAAAAACCGAAGGGCGAGGCTGGCATACCTGATCAGTCGCGCCGACGAATCGGTCGCAAAGGCGATATAGCCATGATCGAGAGCAAATACCTCGAATTTTTCAAGGCTGGCTACACCGGGAAAACCGAAGTCTATGATGTCTTATCAAAGCATCAAGGTTCCATTTTGGGTCATATCAAATGGTATCCGGCTTGGCGACAATATTGTTTCTTCCCCTCGCCGAACTGCATTTTCAACGTCGGGTGCCTGGGGGACATCAGCGCGTTTATCGGGGAGTTAATGGCGGAGAGAAGGAGGGTAAAAACCCGATCCGCCAAAGGGGCGCCGCCATGATCCCTCGGGCTGAAAAATATTTCCGCTGGGGAACGCAGGCGCGTCGCCTCTATGATCTCCTGGCCTGCGGCCCGGCGACGGGCGACCAGATCGTCCGGCAGACCCGGATCATCGGCTACCCGAAAAAGATCGGCGAGATCCGCCGGAAAATAGCCGGGACGGGCGTCACCGTCAAGGCCCGCCCGATCAACGGACGGAGGAACCGTTGGGAGTACCGCCTGGCAGTGGAGGACGCACGAAAACCAAACACGCACTGAGCGGCGCCGGAGGGCGGCGACGACATTTGCCGCGCCGACAAGGCTCTTACGGAAAAGATCAGGGCGCAATCATGATGAATCGCCGCTGGAAATTTGCGATCGAAACCGACAGCGGAGACGGATATTTGCTCGTTTCGGGCGACCTGGTCCATGATCCGGACGCCGCCGAAGACTGGATCGGCACATCCCGCCAGGCGGATGCCGAAGCCCTGCGTCGCGTCGATCTCTATGAAGGCGCTCACGGCAGCGTCATTAACCGGATCGTCTATGAATCCCAGGGGAGGGCGTAATGAAAAAATTGCTCGCGATCACAATCGCCGCCGCGTTTCTGTTGGCCGCTTATTTCGGCCTTGCCTGGTGGCTGATGATGGCGCCGCCACGGCCGCATAGCTTCCCGCCCTTGAGTCCCGCGGAAAAGAAGTGGTTCGAATCCCGCATGAAATATCATGGAATCAATAGCTGCATCCGGGATGAGACAGGGCATTATTTCATCCGAGACGGGAAGCGATGCAAATTATAGGGGGAATTGACAGGACATCGCCGGATACGCCCTGCTAATGAACGAAACGGGCTGAGCAATCGTCTCATGGCGGCCATCCTGAATGATGCCAATGGCGTGAAACTCCCTTGGTGGCGACGTATTTGGAAGAAAGGCGCCGCCGCTCCTGAGATCGTGAACCGGAGCAAATATCCTCCACACCAGGGCGACCGGGAAAAGGCCAGGCGTCTCAGACAATTAGCAAAAAGGATGATCGGTGTTGACCATGTTTGAAGCTGCCGGTGTCATAATGGAACGGACGCCAATGGAGCGCCCCGGCTGGTGGTTCGAAACGGATTGTCACATGGAATTTCAGCCAGAGAATCCTAACGCGTCCGAATGGCAAAATCGCCGCATGAGGGCTTTCGTTTCGCGGCAGCAGGGGAGATGGGTGGCTCATCGCGTTGACGGGCCGACCATCACGAGGCTCGGCGCTCGGGACGAACGCGATGCGGCGATGGACCTATGCGAGCGCAAACTGCAGCAACAGGTATTTTGGATTGATTGAATGTTTGAAATCAACCGCCGGCCGATGATCACGGAGATCCGCTGTGGGCACTGCTACGCCGCGATGGAGATCAACACGGATCATAAGCGCCTGATTGAACGTTCCATCGCCGAATTCGAGCGCCGGCATATTTGCCGCAATACAGAAAATCATGCCGCCATAGAGGAGAATTGACGTGGGCATCGCCGCCAAACACCTCGGAGAAGCGCGCCGCGCGGAGATCGCCAGGGGGCTTTATCGGGATGACGACGAAGATGCCTATGGGGCATTTTTTCGTTTATGCTGAACAAGGGGGATTTTGCCGAGCTACCATATTCATATTGTGATCGTCAGGGTGGCGCACTCCGCGTCGACGGCTTTCATCCATCGCAGGGGATGCAGAATCGCGTCTCTGTCTATCTGGGCGTTCTCCATTTATTCCATAAGAAACGGAGAATAAGAAAATTAATGACATCTAAATATTATTCATCATCAATTCAAACAATTTCTAAGGGCCGCGCTTCTTCTGATGCCCCGCACCCTATATTAAATAATCAAATCAAGTATCTATGGCCATCTCTACTCTGCGGGTCCTTCCTGGAGCCCAGCAATCATACGGCACACAGAACCCCAAAATTCGACTCCGGGTGAATTATCATTTTGATGGGAAAACGGGAATTTGTGAACATCGAATGGCGGACAGGTGAATCATGGAAGATGTGAGCTGCCCAGATTGCAAGGGGACCAGGTTGCAAAGGTACGGCAAGACCGCCGCCGGGCTGCCGAAATACCGATGTCTCGGTCCTGACTGTGGGCGTCAGTTCGTTGCCGGCTCTCATCACCTGATCGACCCGGAGAAAAAGAAGATCGTCATGGCGTTAATTGAGCAGGACACGCCGCCGAGGAAAATCGAGAAGGCCGTCCAAGGGATCTCCCTGCGATGGATCTATGAGCTCAGGAGGAGAGGGCGATGAAAAAGCATAAACCTAACCACCGCGTTCGCCGGTGCCGTATATGCGGCTGTACCGACGATGATTGCAGTGTCTGTATCGAGAAGACCGGCGAGCCGTGCCATTGGGTTGAAGAAGACCTTTGCAGCGCATGTGCAGGCGCCGCTTAAATCGTGAAAGATCATACTGAATGACTGACTCAATGGATGACATCCGCAAACAGGTGCAGGAGCGAGTCGCGGAGGAGGCGGCGCAGCTTCCACAACCCGAGGAGCGCCCGAAGATCACCAGCAAGCTGATCCATGAATGCCTCTTCGCCAACGAGCTGGGCGACGCGACTCTTTACGCGACGCTGTTCCGCGACCAGCTCCTCTACTGCAAAAACACCCAGGAATGGTTCGAGTGGTCCGGCCACTACTGGCAGCGCGATATCATGAACCGATCGCTCGCCGCCGTCGAGAAAATCGTCGAGAAGTATCTCGATGAGTATAAGTTGATCGGCGAGGAGATCATCACCGTGTCCACCGACTCCTCTGACGACGACCGCCCCGAGAAGCTCAAGAAGCTCAAGATCACCCAGGCCAATCTCCTCAAGCGCGTCTCCCAGCTCCGAGCCGACAAGCGCCGCACCGCCTGCCTGAAATTCGCCCACACGATCGAGGATCCGATCGCAATCAAGGGCGAGGAGTTCGATGACAAGCCGATGCTCTTTCCCTGCGCGAACGGCGTCATCGATCTGGAGACCGGCCGCCTCAAGCCTGGCCGACCGTCCGACTTCCTCTCCCTGGCCAGCCCGGTCCCGTTCCTCGACATCAACACGCCGGCGCCGCTCTGGGAAAAGTCGCTCCAGGAGATCTTCAACAAGAACGAGGACGTGATCGGCTACCTCCGGCGCCTCTTCGGCTATTCGATTACGGGTCTGGTCCGGGAGAAGGTTTTCCCGGTCCTCTATGGCCGCACCGGCTGGAATGGCCGCAGCCTGATCATCGAGACGATTTCCTACGTCATGGGCGAGCTGGCCGGCTCGATCCCTTCGGAGATGCTTCTTTCTCAAAAATTCTCAAGGAGCTCCTCCGGCCCGTCTCCGGACATCATGTCCCTGAAGGGCATCCGCATGGCTTTTGCCTCGGAGATCGACGAGGGCCAGCGCTTCAGCGCCTCTAAGATCAAATGGCTCACCGGCAAGGACGAGCTCGTCGGCCGCTCGCCGCACGATAAATATCCAACCCGCTTTGCGCCGACCCATAAGCTTTTCATCATGACGAACACCCAGCCGAAGGCGCCGCCGAACGACAAGGCGTTCTGGGAGCGCATGCACTTGATCCCTTTTACGGTTTCGTTCGTCAACCGCGATCCCCAGGAGTCGCACGAGCGCCGCGCCATCCTGGATCTGGACCAGCAGGTCCTCGCCGAGGCCTCCGGGATTCTCGCCTGGCTGGTTCGCGGCTGCCTGGAATACCAGCGGGACGGCATCAATCCGCCGAAGGACATTACGGAGGCGACGGAGATGTACCGCCGCGGAGAGGACCTCCTGGCCGACTTCATCGATGAGTGCTGCATACGGGAACCGAAGGCGAAGGAAAAGGCAGCGGTGCTCTTTAACCGATTCAGGGAATGGTACGGCGAAAATATAGGCAAAACCGACAAACTCACAGGGACCTGGTTCGGAAAGCACCTCTCTGAGAAGTTCGATAAGGGTAAAAGCAACGGCGTCGTCGTCTATCACGGCATCGCCCTGGCCAGCAATCAGGAAGAGTTGGAGGGTTGAAAGGATGAATATTTCATTTCTGAATAATTTGAATAAACGCGGCCAAAGTCCGGCGCAACCCTCCACCCTCCCGGTCATAGGCCCGCCGGCAGCCCGGCGAGCCAATAATCAGGGAGACTTTATTTTTCTCCCCATATTTTCCGCTCACGCCGCAACCATCCGCAATCAATCAGGGATTGCCGTAGATGGTTGGATAGTTGCTTCTTTTTTGGGGAGGGTGGCGGGTTTATCCAGGGTTTATTCGGCACACGCTTTTTGAAAATGCTTAGATCAATAAATAAGGGGGGGAACCCTCCAACCCTCCCTATAAGTCATTACAAGGAAGGGGATTATTATTTATTATTATTGTAAATAATGTAATAAAAATAGATAGATAAAAGAAGAAAGAGAAGGAAAAAAGGGCGGCGATAAAATCGCCGGCGAATTTTCAAACCCTCCCTGAATAGAAAAAAGGAGTGAATATGAAACGACCCCCAATCCATGTATCTGAATTGAATGGAGCGATTGTTGCCGTGCAACGTCACATGAAGAACGTATTGAATCGTAAGGGTCCTGGCTCTTTTGTATCATCCCACGAGATATTAGGTGTTCTCACGGATGAGCGAAGCGAGCTTATTGTCGCGATTCAAAGCAAAGCCGGTCTTGAAAAAATACGTCATGAATTATTGGATGACGCGGTGGCGGCTCTTTTTGGCGTGGCTTGTATTGATTCCGGAACGGTGGAATGGTGATGAACACCCTTGACCTGGCCACAAAGCGCGTGCAGCTCAAAAAGGTCTCCTCGACACACGGCGGAGAATACCAGGGGCCCTGCCCGGGCTGCGGCGGGACGGACCGCTTCCACGTCTGGCCGCAGCAGAACGAAGGCAAGGGCGGTTATTGGTGCCGGGGCTGCGGAAAGGCCGGCGACAATATCCAGTTCCTTCGGGATTTTGAGGGGCTCACGTTCCGAGAGGCATGCGCCCGGCTCGACATTTCTCTCCCGGAGCGTCCCCGATCGCGCGGGGACCGGCCGCCGCCGCAGACCGCTCCCGAATTTCACCCGGACCGGCATGTCCCTCCTGCCGATCTCTGGCAGGAAAAGGCGGATAAGTTGATTGCCTGGGCGCAGACCAATCTCTCAAAGAACGCCGAGACACTCGCCTGGCTTGCCGGTTGCGGGATCAGCACAGAGACGGCGGCGAACTTCCGCCTCGGCTGGAACCCCGGTGAAGACGGGAAGGATCTCTATCGGCCGCGCAAGTCCTGGGGCCTGCCGGAGGTCCTGAAGGACGACGGCCGCCCGAAAGCGCTCTGGATCCCTCGAGGCCTCGTCATCCCCTACATCGTCGACGGGATCGTCTATCGGATCAGGATCCGCCGGCCCGAGGGTGAGCCCCGATACTATGTCCTCCCGGGATCGTCCATGGCCACCATGATCATCGGCCGGGAGCGCCGCGCTTTTGTCATCGTCGAGTCGGAGCTCGACGCGATCGCCGTCGCGGCGAGTACACCGTATCTGTCCGGATCGGTCGCCCTGGGATCGGTCTCCGCCAAGCCGGATGCCAACACCTATGCCGTGCTGCAGGGCGCCCTCCAGATCCTGAACGCCCTGGACTATGACGCCGCCGGCGCGAAAGCAATTGAATGGTGGGATGAGCATTTCGACCGCTGCGACCGCTGGCCGGTCCCCCAGGGCAAAGATCCCGGCGATGCCGTTCGGATGGGGACAGACCTTGAACAGTGGATAAAAGCGGGGCTCCCGCCGGCGTTGACAATCGGTAATGCGCGAGATGCCTCCAAGGGTGCGTATATCCCTTCGGAAATTCTTCAGGACGCTCATCCTCTGGCCGTCGCTGTGGAGAAACCCGACAAGATCGAGCTGGTGACAAGCCTGGACTATCCGCCGCCGGTCCTTGAATTATGGGGCCTTCTCAAAAAGAACCCGAGCGTTAAGATCATCAATACGCCGACGCGCTTCACCGTCCTTCGCGACGGGAAATACGTCGGCGGCCGGATCAACGAGCTGGTCTTCCGGACGCTGGAAGTGACCGATTACCTGTCGAACCACCCCGCCGAAGAGATCGACGCGGCGAATCTGATTGTTGAAGGAAGAAAACGTGAATAAAAACAGGCCGATCATTAATCATATCGCGGTTATCATCGACGGGAAATGGACGACGCGGACGTTCCTGCCACTCTTCGACGACCTACTGATCTGGGCGGAGGATGTCAAATGTCCTTCCGAATGTTCGCTGGCCTGTCATGTCCACCCGATGGTCATGGATGAAATTAAGCCGTACGTCTATCACAAGCTATGCACAATAACCGTGATCCGGGCAGGGCTGGTCACCAGAAAAGAAATCACGCGATGAGTTGCCTTGGAAGAAATGATGGATAAGGAAACCCTCGAAAAACTGATTGCCGACCAGCCCAAGGAGATCCGGGCGAAGGGCGTCCTGTTATTCAACGGAGCGGCCCAGTGCGCGCAGAACTATCAGACTGCCTCCACCGCCGCGAATCTCCGCGATTGGGAGGCGGCCCAGGTTGCCCTGGCCAAGTTCGCCGAGCAGATTGGCGTCAATGAAGATTCCGAAAGACCGTTCCCTACGATCGCCGACATCCTGGATTATCTTAAAGAAGACGGCTGGCGCGTGACAAAAACCAGCCTTTACCGTCACCAGAAGGAGGGGAAATTTCTCCCGCAGCGCGACGGAAGCTATGCGCGCAAGGATATCGACAAGTATGCCAAGTCCTGGCTCAAGCGGCAATCTACCGGGCAGCGCCTCAGAGAGAGGACGGACGATCTCCAGAGCCGAAAGCTGGACCAGGAACTAAGAATTGGCGCAATCGAGGAAAAGCGCAAGCAATTATCGCTCGACAAGGAGCAGGGAATGTACATCCCCAAGGAGTTGATGGAGGTTGAGCTGGCCGCCCGTGCGGGCGTCCTCAATGCGGGGCTGAAGCATTGGATCCAATCCCGCGCCGCCGATTGGATCCGGGCGGGGGGGGGAGATACGAAGCACGCGGGCGAACTGATCAGCCTTATGAGCAGAGACCTGGACGAGCATATAAACAGTTATGCCAGCGCTCTGGAATACGAGGTCGTCATCGATGCGGAGGAGGAGGAGGATACCGACGCGCCGGCGGAAACCGGCGAAGAACTTACGACGGAGGCATGTTAGCTATGGAATTTACGATTGATAAAAATGTGTTTCTGGCGGGAATCCAAAAGACCCTGGGCATTGTGGAGAAAAAAGCCACGCAGCCGATCCTGAGCAATCTGCTCATCAGGACGGATGGAGCCGGGATAAAGATCGTGGCCACGGACCAGGAGATCGGAATGGTTGCCGATTATGAGGCGAGTCTGATCGCGATGGGGGAAATCACCCTATCGGCGCGAAAGCTCTTCGAGATGGTGCGCGAACTCCAGGGAGAGAGGATCCATATGATCACGGAAGCGGCCAACAATGGGGCGGTCCTTACCTGCAACAAGGCAGTCTATAAGCTGCCCGGAATGCCGGCGGATGATTACCCGGCGGTGATGGGCCATGAGGACCTCCCGTTTTTCACGATCAAGGCGGGCGCCCTCAAAGAATTGATCCGCAAGGTTTCTTTCGCCATGTCCGCCGATGAAACGCGGCGGGCGCTGAACGGTGTATTTCTGGAAAAGGAGATCGAAGGCAATGTCGCCATGATTCGGATGGTGGCCACCGACGGCCACCGTCTCGCGGTGTCAAGGATGAAAACGGAAGAAAGCGACATATCCATCCCGGGAGGCCTGCGTCCGGAATCAACGCCCGGGATTATCATCCCCAGGAAAGGTCTGAACGAGATCCGCAAGCTGATCGATGAGGATCCCGATCATGTATTTATCGGAGTCTGTCCGGGGGTCCTCATCGTCAAGGATGATCACACCTGGCTCCGGATCAGCCTGATCGATGGCGAGTACCCGGATTATCGGCGCGTCATCCCGGCTGACAAAGGGGAGAACGCCCGGATAGACAGGGACGCGATTCTGCATTCCTTGCGCAGGATGAAAGTCGTCAACGCGGAGTGCGCCACCCTGACGATCACAGAGGGCGCGCTCGTCCTGAATTCCGTGCACCCTGATTCGGGCGAATGCAAAGACGAGATCGAGGCGATCTGGGACGGCGAAGAGAGAATCGTCAAGTTCAACGTCAAATTGCTTCTGGACGAGATCGAGGTGGTGGACGAGCCGACGATCGACTTCGAGATCGGCGAAGGATTGAAACCCAGCGTAATCAGGGGGACCGACAACGAAAATTACTTTTGCATCGTGATGCCTTTAAGTGCTTGAAAGAAGAAGTTATGCTGGCCACCCTCCACATCCCCCGGTCCACGCCCTGGCTGCCGCCTTCGCTCCTGGCGATCGCCGGGGAGATCCGCCACACGTTTCGATTCTCCGAGCCGGAGCGGAAGATTTTCCGCCGTCACAAGAAGATCCCCGTCTCCCGCTGGGCTGAAAGGTACCGTCATGTCACCATGTCGGTTCTCCCGGGGAAATGGAAAAATGAGGTCACCCCCTACCTGGCCGGCATCATGGACGCCTCGTTCTTTCCGTCTGTCCAGACGATCATCATCTGCGCGGGGCCGCAGAGCGGTAAGACGGAGTCGGTCCTGAACTGCATCGGCTACGCCATCGACCGCGATCCGGGCCCGGTGCTCTTCATCTATCCGGACGAGATGACCGCCCGCGAGAATAACCAGGATCGCATCCAGCCCATGATCAAACAAAGCCCCCGCCTCCGCAGCTACATGACGGGCCTGGATGACGACAGCTCTATGTTTCGGATCAGCCTCCAGCATATGCTCATCTACATGGCTTGGGCGCGATCCGCCGCGCGCCTTGCCAACAAGCCGATCCGCTATGCCGTCTTCGATGAAGTGGATAAATACCCCGACACCGCCGGCAAGCGTGAGGCCGACCCGATTTCCCTCGGCGAGTCCCGGACGATCACTTATCGTCACAGCCGCAAAACCTGGAAGATCAGCAGTCCGACCACCGAGACGGGGAATATTCATAAGGCCCTCACTAAGGAGGCGCAGGTCATCTTTGATTATTGGGCGACCTGTCCCGCCTGCGGTCATCACCACCTGATGACCTTCGCTCAGATCCGCTGGGCGCACGAGACGGAGCCCGGTCCGGATGGGAAATGCCATTCCGTGGACCCGGAAACCATCGAGGCGGAGAAGCTTGCCTGGTATGAGTGCCCTTCCTGCTTGGCCCAGTGGAACGACTATGACCGCGACATGGCTGTCCGCCACGGACAATGGCGCGAGCGAAGCAAACATCCACAGTCTCCCGGTCCGGATGGCGATCCCCTTCCGCGGCAGGGCCTGGCGCTCGCGGATTACCTCAAACAGCGCCGCCCCGTGAAGATCGGCTTTCACGTGCCCTCCCGGATCTCGCCATTCGTTTCGCTTGCCGAGCCAGCCGCGGCCTTTCTGCGCGGCCTGACGGACGTCCAAAAGTTCAAAGACTGGAAAAACAAGCACGAGGCAGAGCCCTGGAAACTGACGATCGTTTCCAAAAACATGGAGCAGATCCTCGCCGCCCGCGTCGATCTACCCGCGCAGACTGTCCCATCGGAGGCGATCGCGCTCACCTGCGGCGTGGACGTCCAGCAGTTCGGTTTTTGGTTCGCCGTCCGCGCCTGGGCGCCCTACGAGACGAACTGGCTCATCCATTACGGATTTCTTGCCACATGGGAGGACGTCGAACGGCTGATCTTTGAATCCCACTATCCGGTTGTCGGAGACTCCAGCCGTTCCTTGCAGATTTTCGCCGCCTGTGTGGACACGGGCGGTACAGAGAAAAACCAGTACATGACCATGACAGAGGAGACTTACTTCTGGCTGATCAAGAACCGCGGCCGCGGCGGTGTCAACCTCTGGGGCACGAAGGGATCGAGCAGACTGCTTCCCGGCAAATTGAAGGTTGGCGCTGGGATCGTCTCCACAGAAAGTGGAAAGAAACTTCCCGAGGCCCTGCGGCTTATTGAGGTCGATACCGTAAAGGCCAAGGATCAATATCACTATCGCCTACAGCATGCGGTCAAGGAGGAGACCCGCAGTCTCCCCGGCGCTGCGTTTCTCCATTCCGGCACCGGGGAGGACTATGCCGCTCAGATCATGGCGGAGGAAAAGCAGATCGACGACAATGACCACGAAAAGTGGGTGAATGTCCATAATCGGCCGAACCATCTCCTCGATGCAGAGGTCCTGGCGGCCGTCTGTGCCGAGTTGGAGTTTCCAGGCGGAGGCATCCCCCGCCTGGCGGAATACTTGAAACGGGAAGCGGCGCGCCCGTCCGCTCCAAGCGGGCCGAAATTGTCGAAGGTTGCGAAGTCGAGCTGGATGTCGAGAAAATAGCGAGGCGAATTGAAAGACAAGACGGCAGACAAGTGGATCACGATCCAGAGCGTCGCCGAGAACCTCGGCTGCACCGACAAGTACGTTTACGCCCTGATCCAGCAGGGAGCCCTGAAGGCGATGAAGCTCGGCGAGCGGGCGCTCCGGATATCGGAGCAGTCGCTCCAGGACTTCATTGCTGCCCGAGTCGTAAACCCTGAAGACTATTTCGCCCCCGAGGAGCCTCCGGATCCGGAACCCAAAAAACAAAAAATTGCCCGTTCGAGATGGATGAACCGATAAAAGACAAAAAAGGGGGATTATTATCAAAAAACACGTAACTACATAATATTATTCACTTAAAGAAGAAAGGAACCAAAATACTAACTACTTAATATTATTAACTATATTTTGAAAAACACCCCTATATAAACATAAGGCCCCCTGCCTGATCGTTGCGTGGTGATCGATTTTGAGCGTCGGTAAATTCAATACTACTCTATGATAGCGGGGGAAGAGAAGGATAAAAAACCATGAATATGAGCAAACCCTTTACCACACAGGATCGGCGGATGGAGCCGCAAAACCCTTATCATCCTATGCTGGCGAAGCTCCGCAAACCCTTTACTATACAGGGCTGGCAGGGCTCATTTATGGACAAAAACCATGCCACAAAAAACATCGATTTAAGGCCCGATTTATCCACGATCTCGCAAACCCTTTACTATCCTACGTTTGCGAAGCCCCGCAAACCCTTTACCACACAGGATTCGAGCGTAAACTCACTATCATACAGGCTTTGCGGAGGTTGTTATTTTTATTTGCGGCCTCCGCAGGCAAAAATAAAGGAAAAATAAATTATGGCCTATAATTCCCGGTGGAGCGAATAAAAATCAAACTTTAGGAGGTGTAAAAAATGTTCATCGGTTCGATCAATTCGAAGATCAGGAACCTGATCTTCACTGAAAAGAAGCTTTTCAGTGAAGATCAGGAACCTGATCTTCACTGAAAAGAAGCTTTTCAGTGAAAGAAACATCTGTGTTGGCTGTTCTGGGAATTTTACTGTTGAGCAGATAATGCAGGGGCTCGACTGCAAAATCTGGTCAAACGACATTGCCCTCTATTCGTCGCTGATCGGAAACCACCTGGCCGGCAAACCGATGAGCATGGAGATCGCCGATTCCCGCTACGAATGGCTTGCGCCCTATGTCGAACCGGGCGGCGTCTCGCGCGTGGCGGCGGTCTCTCTCCTCTTCGAGATGCTCAAACAGGAGAAGGGAAACAACCTCCAGCAGATCCGACTCTATCGCCACTATCGCGAGCGCTTCGACGAATTCCATCACTCGTCATGTATCCGGATTTCCAAAACCCTCGGGGCGATCCGGATCGACGACTATACGGCGATCGACGTGCACGATCTCTACCGGGATCTTCCGGAAGAGTGGATCCGGGTGGCTTTCCTGCCGACCTACGTCGGCGGCTACGAAAAGCTCTATGAGCGGCTGGACCGGATCTTTTCCTGGGACGCACCGACCTATGAGCTCCTCACGAAGGAGCGATATGAAGAGACAGTATCGTTTATGCGCCGCGGCCAATATCTCTACCTGTCCGACTACGACCGTAACGAAGAGGGCCTTTTCGCCGTCGTCAAGACCGGTCGCCTCAGAAGCGTCTATCTCTACAGCAATCTGCCGTTTTCAAAATCCTGGGTCATCCCCTATGCCAAAAGCGAAAAGACCGAACTCGCCCTCCTCCCGGACGACCATCCGATTACGCCGGAGAGCCGCCTTACATTCCAGCCGACGGACAACCATCGAATGAACTACTATAAGAATCTATTTTTGAAAAAGGGCATTGACCATACGACGGGCCTGTCGCCGCTGTTCGTGTTCCTGGACGGATACCTGTTCGGCTTTTTATTGTTCGACGTCATCCGCTATGGCATGGACCAGGACAGGGCGACCCGCGGGATCTACATGCTGAGTGATTTCGTAATCGCCAGCCCCATCAATCGCCTTTCGAAGCTGCTGCTCATGGCGACCAGAACAAAAGAGCTCCAAGGGCTCCTCAAGGAGAAGTTCATCCAGGCGGTCGATTTCATTCTGACGACCGCATTCACCGACAAGCCGGTCTCGATGAAATACCGGGGTGTCTATGATTTGATGAAAAGAGGAGAAGGTTTTCTCCAATATATGACCCCCGCGGGGGAGATCACATCCGAGGAGGCGGTAAGGACATGGATCAAGAAATACAAGTAGCCCTCGACCAGCTCAACGAGAAACTATCCGATCGATTTCCGTATAAGCTCTACATGGCCAAAGCATCGGAGATCGAATTTCTGGAGAAGAACGCGCGATTTATGACCAAGGAGCAGTTTGCCGCGCTAACGCACAACGTCAAGGCGGATGGCGCCCTGACCTCGCTCCCTCTATGTTATCGCCAGGAAAACGGGAGGCTGCTCGTTCTCTCCGGCAACCACCGCATCAAGGCGGCAATCGAGGCGGGCATAGCTGAGTTTCTTGTTTTCCTGATCGACAAGCCCCTCTCGGAAGCTCAGCGGATTGCGATTCAGCTCTCACATAACGCAATCTCCGGCCAGGACGACGAGCAGATCCTCAAAGAACTCTGGAGCAAGATTGACGACCTGGAAGCTTCGATCTACTCCGGCCTTTCCGCCGAAACAATAGAAAAGTTTGAAAGCACGGATTATGCGACTATTTCCGAGCAGCGCATCCTTTTCAAGGAGATATCGCTTCTGTTTCTTCCCGAGGAGATCGAATCGATGACCTCGATCTGTGAAGGTATCGTGGAGGCGTCCGCGAGCAAAACGATCTTCGCCGGCCGGATCAGCGAATACAGCGATATCTTGGAGGGGATCATCGCCGCCAAACAGGACCAGAAGATCATAAACTCCGCCCTGGCCTTCTTTGCAATGGCCAAGGTGATCCGGGAGTATCTTGAAGGCAAGGTTCCATCCCTCCAGGAAGCGATGGAAGACGGCGCCGAGGAGACGGTTGTCTTCGCCCTGGGCGGTTCCCGGAAACGAATCAGCAAGGAGACGGCCAAGGCCCTCCGTAAAACGATCAAGGAAAAGACCGATCAGGGACTGGATCTGGACGCTGTGCTCTTGTCTATGGCAGAAAGCAAATAAGCCGTCAAGCATTTGGACGAACAAAGCCGGGCGATCCCCGGCTTATTATTGCATAAAATATAGGCTAAGTGTCGAATATAATTGAAAATAAATGAAAATAATGCTTGACAAGGTGTGTAATAAATTATAGAATAAAATCAAGAAGTTGAGAAATTCTTTGAAAACCGGGGAAGGGGCCAAGTGAAGGCAGAGATTTCCCCGAACGTTAGAGACAAACCCCGGATGAGGGAAATATTGGAAGCGGCAAATACCGAGCGCCTACCGAACCCGCTCAAATCAAAGACCCTCCGATAAATCCTCTGAAAAGCCGCCCTGACAATGGGCCTGGGAGTAAACCTTAGCGGGTTTATTTGGTTGCCTGAATGGTTCAGACGATCAACGAATTCGCTAACAGGAGGATAAAGCCATGAAAAAATATGACCTTGTAACAGTGTATGAAGATCCTATTACCTGTCAAAAACCCGAAGCAACAGCGCTGCTTATCCGGCGACATGACTGGCATCTGGAGGGATGTGAACGGTGGGATGTCCGTTTTAAGGGAGAACAGACGACATACACGCGAGAGATTAACATCAATAACCATTAACCTAATTTAACACCCCGGCGAAACGGGGAGAAGGAGAAAAACCATGAAGACACGAATCAAATTTGACACCATAGAACAAGCAAGCGACCAGAAATCGAAGTACGGCGGATGGATCGCCTGGGAGAATGGCTTCCAGGGGAGCATGGACCGGGTTTACTGGTACGATTATCAGCACACGCAATCGGAAATCATGGATGATTTGAAAGGTAGTTACGCGATTCAATAACCATCTAACGAAAGGAGAGCGAGATGAAATATCAAATTTATGCCTATGACGAGAGCAGCAAGTTGAACCATGCCGGAGTACATAACATCCGCGGTTCGGTCACACCAAAAATAATCCAGCGAATTGAGAAGTTATGGCGTAAATGGCGGGAAAAGTATCTTGCGGAGAATCCCGGAAATTATCCCTTACGGGAACACCATAACAAAACGGCGATGGTTTATTATCATCCGGCCGGTTTTCCTGAAAAAACGATGGGTCTTTACATCGGGGAAGGAGGAACAAAACCATGTGGATGATTACATACGATAAACTGGATGGCAAGGATGTGGAGATTAAATCTTCAGACTGGAGACCAGGGCAGCTATTGAATCAACATTTCCGACTTCTGGATGATGACGGGGAGGTTTATTATCTGGGAGTGTCGAACGATTCTGAATCTGAAAACGCATTTGCGCCTCTCGACGATTACGGAATGCCTAACGCTGGATGCACCGAGATTCAATACCTCAGAAACGGGAAATGGGAAACACTTTAAGGAGGCGGGGACCATGAACCAATATTTCGACGGATGCAGAGACGAGAAGGAGATCAAAACCCGCTACCGGGATCTGGCGAAGAAAAATCACCCGGACCTGGGCGGCGACGCGGAGATCATGAAGGCCGTCAACAATGCCTACGAACAGGCGCTCAAAGGTGCCTATCGCAAGTCCGGCATGGACGAGACGAAGGTCAATGAGCGCTGGAGCATGGATGAGGAGATCGCGTCCATGGCGATGAAGATCCTCCGTATGAAAAAAGACCTGCAGGTTGAGTTGTGCGGGGTCTGGCTCTGGATCACCGGCAACACCTATGCGGCAAAAGAGGATCTCAAGGTTTTCGGGTGTCGCTTTTCCGGTCAGAAAAAAGCCTGGTACTGGAGAAGGGAAGTTGACGGACAAGATAAATGGCACAAGAGAGCAATCCCGCTTGAAGAGATAAGAGCAAAATATGGAAGCGTTGTCTTAGCATACGATGACGATGCTCCGTGTCTGGCAAGATAGCGGAAAACACCCTCCAGGGGCGCCAACCCCTGGAGGGGAAAACCAAAACCCTTCACGAAGAAAGGAGTCAAGACCATGATAGCAAATCAAGCGTTGAATCTCAATCAATTTATCGGGTGCGATCAGTTGTCGGTTATGAGGTCGGCGTGCAGAGGCGAAGAAGGGCAATATTTCCGGGATATGATCGCGAAGTTAAAAGTCGCCATTGCCACCATTCCGAAAACATATGAGACCGAGGGCCAGGGGGACGAAGCAATCGCAACGCTCCATTATTTTCTGGGAGGTTCAGACTGGTACATCATCGAGCGTGACGCCGGGTCTCACGATGACGAAGTGCAGGGCATTCAAGCTCAGGCTTTCGGCTTTACCTGCTTAAACGGCTACACAGAAGACGCGGAACTCGGATATATCAGCATCCAGGAACTTATCGAAAACGGCGTCGAGCTGGATCTATATTACGAACCGGAAAAAATCGGGAATATCAAAGCGCGGTTTGAGAAGCGAGCCGCAAGAGGAAGGAGGTAGCTATGAAAACCATCAAACATGACCGGATCTACCCGAACCCGAACCAGCCGCGAAAGCATTTTCACCCCGGTAAGCTGGAGGAACTGGCGCAGTCGATCAGGTCCTGCGGCCTCATGGAGCCGATCGTGGTAGTCAAGAAAGGCGATCTATTTATGATCATCGCCGGCGAACGTCGCTGGCGGGCCTGTTCCCTGGCCGACGTTTCGGATATTCCTGTTCGGGTCATGGAGGCCGACGACAAGACCGTCGCAGAGCTCTCCCTTCTGGAGAATCTCCAGCGTGAGGACCTGAATGTCATCGAAGAGGCAATGGCCTACCAGGGGCTGATTGGCATGGGCCTCAGCCAGGAAGAGATCGCCCGCAAGATGGGAATCAGTCAGACTTGGCGGATCCAAGAGCGTTTGAACCTGCTGAAGCTGGAGCGCGTGTTCCAGGAATATACGGTCAAGGGAATCCTGAGTCCATCGCAGGCCCAGGAACTGAGTCGCCTTCCTAAAGACAAACAGGGGATACTGTTTGACAGGATATCGGCCGGTAAGGCGGGCACATACAACAAGCTGCGCTCTTTGGTCAACGCGATGCTCTTTGTGCAGGAGCAGGAGAGCTTCCTTCCCGAGCCGACACCACAGGAAAGGGAAGTCAACACAAAATATGATCGCATGATCGAGCAGATCATCAATTTCATCAATAGATGTTTTAACCGTGACGACATGTCGGTCCTCTCTGCGGTCCTGACGCCGGCGGCGAAGATGAATATCGAGCGGATAGACATGATCATCCAGCATCTGAACAAGATCAAGCGGGCACTTCTCCAATCCGACAGCACCAGGGAGGTCCTGGAGCAGACCACCATGACAACATAGTAAAAGCCGCCGCGGGGGATCCCTGCGGCGGCAACATAAAAACAAAAAGGAGATTAGCCATGAAGACGAAAAAGACAAAAAATGAAAGCACGAGCGTAAAAGCGGACAAGTCGGCGCCAACCCAAGCCAAACCGCGCACCTTCCAGGAGGTACGGTTGACTGAAATCAGAATCAATCCCCTGAATCCGCGAAAGAATTTCTCCGGTCCCAAATATGACGAGCTCCTCGCCTCAGTCCGATCGAAAGGGGTTATCGTCCCCTTACTGCTACGCCCGCTTTCAGATAATGCAATCGGGAAAGTATACGAGATCATCGCCGGCGAACGCCGCTTCCGGGCGGCATGTGAGGCCGCCAAGGAAAGCGGCAGCATCGAGAATGCCAGGATCCCCGCGATCGTCCAGGAAATGACGGATGATGACGCCTACGACTGCATGACGGTCGAGAATCTCCAGAGGGAGGATCTCACACCCCTGGAGGAGGCCCGGGCCTTCAAACTCTATCTGGACCGGAAAGGTCCGGACGCTCTGCAGGAATTGGCGGAGCGGACCGGCATCAATCCCTGTTACATCCGCCGGCGCACGGCGATCCTTACTCTCCCCGAGAAGATCCTTAAATCCTGGGAGGACGGCGATATCGCCCATGGACATCTCGAGCAGCTCGTCCGGGTGAGCGATCGCAAGGAACAAACGGAATTCTACGATATGGCAATTCGCCAGGACTGGTCAGTAAAGATCCTCAAAGAAAGGATCGAATCGCGCACCCCGAAACTCGCATGCGCGCTCTTTCTCAAGGATGTCGCGGGTTGCCCTACCTGTCCGAAAAACACCGACGTTCAGCGTAACCTCTTCGGCGAGGATGTCGCGACGAAGGCCCTCTGTCTCGATCCGGACTGCTACCGGCAGCACCAAGAGTGTTGGATCGATGCCAACTGGCCGAAGTTCAAGTCGTCGCGAAAGCTCGAAACAAACGGCGCGCGATTCCGGGAAGCCACCCGATGGGATGAACACCACAACATCTACCGGGACGTCCAGGAGAAATGCAGGACCTGCGAGCATTTTTTGAGCATCATCACCTTGGACGGGAAGGTTGACGATAAGATTTCTTGTCTCGGGCCGAAGAAATGCCACGAGACGATCTACAATCCCAAAAGCTCCGCGGCCAGGAAAGCGGCCGATCCGAACGCCCCGCATGTTCCATGGCATGGGAGGTTCTTCCGCGAAAAACACTACGAGGCGCTGATCCCGGCTCTCGAGACGCATCTGCCCGATGATGACCCCCGAATCCTGCGGGTTATTCTCCTCACCATGCTCGAAGGCGCAGACAGTGAAATCCTCAAAACCTTTGCGCGGAAGTACGACGAACCGAAGAACATACCGAAAGAGACATGGCATCAATACGAAACGGCCTCGGCCTGGCGGGTCATTGAACAATTCGACGCCGCCAAACTTATGCGCGTCCTGCGGGAGACGGCGGTTCATGTCCTCCTTGACGGCCTCAATATAACGTCGCAAGAGTACCACCGCGGGGCGACGAGCCCGCTGATGCGCCACCTGGTCGCCTGCCACCTGGGCGCCGATTTACAGAAGGACTGGCGGATGAACGAGGATTACCTGGACAAGAAGACGACCAAGGAGATCCACGCGATAGCGGCGCAGTTCGACTTTTTCAAGGACGACAAAGCCAAGGCCTATCTCTACGAGAAGCTCGGCAAGAAGCGCGATCGGTTCGATCTCTGCAAGAAGGCCGAACTGGTCAAAGTGATCCTGGAATCCGGCATTGATTTGGCCGGCAAGGTTCCCGCGGAGATCTTGCATCAGTAAAGAATAAAAATGTTGACAAAAGCAAGAAGGTGAACTAAGTTAAAACTATGAAATAACAAATGAAAAAGGTGAATCGAAATGATGACATCCTATTTCGGAAACAGAACAGCCGCGGCGGATCCCCGGGCGGTCAGCATAGCTCGCTGGCCTCCCCGCTGGTGGGGATCACGGCGCCGCTATATGGCCCTGGCCCCCTCCGCGGATCTCCTCAAGCGCTCGAAGGCTGGCCTTTCCTGGCCGGAGTACTGCGCAGAATACATGCGCGACATCCTGTCTAAACTGGATCCCGTCAAGGTCTTTGCGGACCTCGGCCCTGATGCGATCCTCCTGTGCTGGGAACCATCCGGCGCGGATTGTCACCGCCGCCTGGTCGCCGAATGGCTGGAAAAATCCCCGGATATAAAAATCCCCGAATTATAACCCACCAACGGGCCGGTGAATATCCATTCGCCGGCCTCTTTTTTTATCCCGCCTATGATCAATTCACGCAAAACCCACATCATAATATCCCATCATCTGTTCAATGAATAAAAATCATCCAAATCTTAAAAATTTTGTCAATGGAATGGAACGGAGTGGAATGGACGGGCTGGAACTCCCCCTTTTCCCTGTGCGATTCTGTAACCGCATGATGAACCCTTTTGATGGGTGCGCCGCCTTTTTTCACCTCCGGGGCGGCGCACCCGACGATATCCAAATCTGGGGACAGATTTGAAATCTGTCCCCAGATCCCCAGGGAGGCTTAATGGCCTACACCGAAACCGATCTGACGAACGTCGAGGCCGCGATCCGCGCGCTGATGTCCGGCACGCGCAAGGTCAGCTTTTCAATGGGCGATAAATCCGTCACATACGCCCAGACGGATCTCGATGAGCTGCGCGAGCTCAAGCACGATATCCTGGGCGAAGTCCAGACCGTCGCTGCCCGCCCCCGCTTTTTCTTAGCCTCGACCGGGAAAGGATTGTGACGATGACACCTTCCTCATCCCAGACTGCTGTCCTGCCGTCCGCGCCCCCCGCGCCCGGCTACCTGCGCACCGTGGACGCCTATGGCAGGCCGATCCCGCGGGCCGCCGTTACCGGTCCCTTCGAAGGCGCCTCTGCCGGCCGCCGGATGAGCACCTGGGGCACCTCGACCGCGGGGCCAAGCGCCGCCCTTTTCTCATCGCTCAGGGACCTCCGCTCCCGCTCGCGGGAATTGATCCGCAACAACCCGCTGGTGGACGGTGGCGTCGACAGTTACGTCGCGAACATCATCGGCTCCGGGATCAATCCCCGCTGGCAGGTGGACGATCCGGATATGAAAGAGGAGATCCAGAAGCTCTGGGAGGACTGGGTCTCCGAGGCCGATTTTTACGGCATGCTCAATTTCTACGGCCTCCAGACCCTGGTCTGCCGCGGCCTGATCGATGCAGGCGAGATCCTCTTTCGCCTCGTTCCGCGCCGCCTCGAAGACGGCCTCTCCGTCCCGCTGCAACTCCAACTGCTGGAAGCCGACCACCTCGACGAGACATACAACACGATCGCCGCCGAAACCGGCAACGAGGTCCGCATGGGGATCGAGGTGGACGCCGACGGCCGGCGCGTCGCCTACCATCTCTGGGCGGAGCACCCGGGCGAAACCTTCATCCTGCAAAGGCCGATCCTCGAACGCCTCCGGATACCCGCCGCGCAGATCGGCCACGTCTATCGCCCGATCCGGGCCGGTCAGATGCGGGGCCGCCCATGGCTCGCCTCGATCATCGTCCGCCTCCATGAGCTCGATCAGTACGACGACGCGGAACTGGTCCGGAAGAAGTGTGCCGCGATGTATGGCGGCTTCATTACCGAGGCGATCGGCTCCAACGTCGATCCCACGGCCTGGTTCGGCAAGAAAGCGGACGATGACAGCGAAGGCCGCGACGTGGTTGCACTCGAGCCGGGGACGTTCCCGATCCTCCCCCGCGGGATGGACGTGACGTTTTCCCAGCCGGTGGACGTCGGTTCGACCTATGAAGTCTGGATTAAGCAGCAGTTCCGGCAGATCGCCAAGGGGATGGGCGTCACCTACGAGCAACTCACCGGTGATCTTGCCGGCGTGAACTACTCCTCGATCCGGGCGGGCCTCCTCGAATTCCGAAGGCGAGTCGAGCAGCTCCAGCGCGAGATCCTGATCTTCCAGTTCTGCCGCCCGATCGCGCACGCCTGGCTGGATGCCGCCGTCGGGTCCGGCGCGCTTTCGATCCCCGGATACTTCCCGAACCGCCGGATCTACCGCCGGATTAAATGGCGGCCCGACGGCTGGGCCTGGGTCGATCCGCTGAAGGATCAGGAAGCTGAACAGATGGCGGTCCGGAACGGCTTCAAGTCGCGCGCGAAGGTGATCGCGGAGCGCGGAGACGACATCGAAACGGTTGACAAGGAGATCGCCGAAGACAATGCCCGCGCGGATGAACTCGGCAACATTTACGATACCGACCCGCGCAAGACCGGGAAGGCCGGTAAGGGCGCCACCGCTGCCCCACCAGCCGATGGAGGAGAATGAGGAATTGGGGGACAGATTTTAAATCTGTCCCCCAATTCCTCTGCGGCCCCGCCTGCCGATGGAGGAAACGATTGATGGATAACAAAACCCTATATGCAGCCCATGCGGCCAGGATCTGCAACCGGCCGCTCCTGATCAATCCGGCCTACCTGCCCGTGCTGTCGAGGTCGCTGGAGTTGCTGGCAATGGGGACAGATTTGAAATCTGTCCCCAAACTCGTGATCTTCCCGGATGCCTTCGGCGCCGTCAAGACGGAGGCGAAGTTCGATCTCCAGGACGGCGCCGCGATCATCCGCGTCTATGGCTTCCTCTCCTACCGGACGGAAGAATCGTGGTTTTTCGATGACGGCGGCACCTCCTACGAGGATATCCGCGAGCAGTTCCAGGCGGCGCTCGTCGATCCCGCCGTCAAATCCATTGTCCTGGATATCAACAGCCCGGGCGGCGAGGCGGCCGGCGTTTTCGACCTGGTGGATGAGATCTACCACGCCCGCGGCCAGAAGCCGATTCATGCCGTCTTCAACGAGGACGGTTTCTCGGCGGCCTTTGCCATCGCCTCGGCCGCCGACAAGCGTTACATCTCCCGGACAGGCGCGGCCGGTTCCGTGGGCGTGGTGGCCATGCACCTGGATCAAAGCGGCTGGGACGCCAACGCCGGCCTGGTCTTTACGCCCATCTATGCGGGAGCTCACAAGGTGGATTATTCCTCCCATGCGCCGCTTTCGCCGGAAGCGAAGTCCGCGCTGCAGGGAGACATCGACGCCGTGTATGCCATTTTCGTCAGTACGGTGGCCCGCAATCTCGGCCTGACGGAGGCGGCGATCAAGGCCACGGAGGCGGGCATTTTTCAGGGCAAGAAGGCCGTGGAACTGGGTTTTGCGGATGCCGTCATGCCGTGGAACAAGGTCATGACGAAACTAACCAATAGAAAGAACGGAGGAGTTATGAAAGCGGAACTTGAAAAGTTGTTCGGCGAGATGCGCGACAAGTTTCTCGCCCTGATCGGCAGCGATCCGGCGGAGGCGGTCAAGCAGGAAGTTGTGACCAAGGCGGACGCGGAACTCCTGGTCGTCGCCGCGGAAGAGGCGGCCAAAAAAGACGGCCACGCCGCCGGCCTCGTGGAAGGCGCGGAGGCGGGCAGGGCGGAGGCCCAGGCGCGGGCAATCGAGATCATGGAGATCTGCGCCCTGGCCGGCATGGAAAAGGACGCGCTCGGCTATATCAAGGATACGGCGCTGTCGGCTGAAAATGTGCGTCTGAAGGTTGTTGAAGCCCAGGCCGCGGAAGCCGAGCAGACGCGGATCCGGAGTACCGTCTCGGCGACGACCACGGGCGAGCCGAACCCGTTGATGGATGACGCGAAAAAGCGGGCGGCGGCCGGCATTTCGCTCGTCAAGAAATAACACATGGGGACAGATTTCAAATCTGTCCCCCATAAACAGAAAAAGGAGGATTAAAAATGAGCCATCTGCATGAAGACAACAATTTGAGGGACATCCTGCGGTATGAGGATGACAGTGCGGGGCAGCTTTCCCGTGAGGTCGTGACCGTCGCGACCGGAGAGACGCTTTATCAGGGCGAGGTCATCGGCAAGAAAACCAAGGCGATTGCCACCACCGGCACGGCGGACGGCGGAAACTCTGGCGGCGGGACGGTAACCACGGTTACGCAGGGCTTGAAGTCCAAGCTCGGGACGTACACCATCGAGGCCATGACCATTGTTGTTTCCCCGCTGGAACAGGTGTTTCAGGTTCGGGACCCGGACGGGAATCTCCTGCCGGATGCGCTTGCCGTCGGCGCGTATACAAGCGACCAGATCAACTTCACGATCGTCGAGGGAAGCCCGGTGATCGCGGAAGGCGACAAGTGGACTATCGCGATATCGGCAGGCAACGGCCAGGTGACGGCCATTTCCTTGTCGGCGGTGGATGGCACCTCTGAAGCATACGGCATCCTTACGGAAGATTGCACCGCAACGGCGGCGACCGAGGCCGTGGCTATCGTGAAAGATGCAGTAATCGTGGCAGCGAATGTCGTGTGGCCGGTAACTTCGCCGGCTTGGTCAGCGGACGAGAAGGCGGCTGCCCTGGCGCAGTTGGCCGCAAAGGGTATCGTTGCGAGGGCGGAAGCCTAAGCGACCATGCGGGGACAGATTTCAAATCTGTCCCCTGTGTGGCATAAATAATTCGGGTTTCCCGGCGGGCTGATCCCCCAAAGGGAACGCAAGAAAGAATCAAGGCGGGCTGTATGGAGCCATACCTCCATCGGCCCGCCTTTTTCTTTGCCCGGCAATCAATGGGGACAGATTTAAAATCTGTCCCCTGTAAACCAGAAGGAGGAAACGTAAAATGATTCTCAATCCATTCGATCAAGATGCTTTCAACATGGTGTCTCTGACGCAGGCCATCAACATCCTGCCGAACCGATACGGCAGGGTCGGCCAGTTGGGGCTGTTCACCGACAAGGGCGTGCGTACGCGCACCGTCATCGTGGAGGAGCAGAACGGCGTTCTGAACCTGCTGCCCACCCTCCCGGTCGGCGCCCCGGGCACGCAGAACAAACTCGGGAAGCGTATCGTCCGCACCTTCTCGGTCCCGCACATCCCGCTGGACGATGCGATCCTCCCCTCAGAGTACGAGGGGATCAGGGAGTTCGGGTCGGAAGCCAACATGAAGGCGCTGGCCGGGGTGATGAACGATCACCTCCAGGTGGCCCGAAGCAAGTTCGACATCACCCTCGAATTCCTTCGCATGGGCGCCCTGAAGGGGATCATCCTCGATTCCGACGGCTCCACCCTCTACAACCTCTACACGGAGTTCGAGATCAGCCCGGAAACGATAGACTTCGACCTCGATACTGCGAGTCCCTTGGTCGATGTTCCGTCCAAGTGCCGCGAGGTCATCCGGTACATCGAGGACCATCTGATGGGCGAGGTGATGACCGGCGTCCGGTGTCTCTGCGACGCGACGTTCTTCGAGGCCCTCATCAACCACGCGAGCGTGAAGGCTATTTACTCGGGTTGGGCCGGCGCCGCTTCGCTTGCGGGAGTTGACCCCCGCAGAGGGTTTGCGCTTTCAGGCATCACGTTCGAAGAGTATCGCGGCGTGGCCACCGACAAGGACGGCACCCCGCGGCTTTTCATCGCGTCCGGCGAGGGTCACTGCTTCCCGGAGGGGACGCAGCAGAGCTTCAATACCATCTACGCCCCCGGCGATTTTATCGAAACGGTGAACACCGTCGGCATCCCGCTCTATTCCAAGCAGGAGGCGCGGAAGTTCAACCGCGGGATCGATCTCCATATCCAGAGCAACCCGTTGCCGATCTGCTATCGGCCGGCGATCCTGGTGAAGGTGACAAAGACGTAGCAGGCGGGAACGGGGAACCTGGGGACAGATTTGAAATCTGTCCCCAGGTGATACGCGATGGGGGTAAGGCGCATGTCGCTTCGGGAAGACATACAATCCGCGCTCCCGGATATCTTCGCGGAAGGCGAGGAAGCCGTTTTCACGCCGGCCCAGGGAGAGCAAATACCCTGCATGGTCTTCATTGATTTCAACGTGCAGCTCCAGCCGGCGGGCGTCGAGGCGGAGGTCTGGGAACGGGGAACCGTGATCGAGGCGCTCCTCTCGGAACTGGCCCGGGCGCCGGTCCGGGGCGAAACCTTCACCCTGGCCGGCGGGATCGTATACACCGTCCAGGCGATCCTGGAGAACGACGGCCTGACCGTCAAGGCGGTGGTGACATGATCTCGGTAAAACTCAATCCGATAGACGTCGCCGATGTGAAAGCCATGCTCTCGCGGCTCTCCGCCGATGAGACGAACAAGGCGATGGCGCGCGGGATCAATACGACCATGACCGGCGTCCGGACAGATGGCGTGAAGATCTTGTCTGAGCATTATGCCCTCACCGCCACGGCGATCCGCGAATCATGGAAGATCCGGAAAGCCCTGTTCCGGGATCCCTCCGGCGTCGTTTCGAGCAAGGGGACGTTCATCCGTCTGATCAAGTTCGGCGCGCGGCAGAACAAGTCCGGCGTCTCCGTCAAGGTCCTCCGGAGCAAACCCCGCGCGACGGTCGAGCACGCATTCATCGCGAAAATCAGAGGGGATCAGAAAGAGGAGCAGGTCTACTGGCGCAAGTATAAAGGCCCCCATAAAAAGCCGGTCGCCGGCCGGGCCTATGCGCGGATGCCGCGTGAATACAAATTCCCGGTCCAGGCGCTCTATGGCCCACGCATCCAGGACCATCTCGGCGATCCGGGGATCATGGGCACCTTGACCAAAATGGCCGGGGAGAGGCTGAGCAAGAACATGGAGCGTGAAGTGGATTCGATCTTGAGGGGGTACTGATGACCGACACCATCCGGGAGCTTGTCATCCAGAGCATCGTCGCACGGGCCGCCGTCATCCTGCATGTCGCCTCGCCGCCCAGCGGCTACGAGACCGACTGCGGGGAAACGGTTCTCCGCGCGCGCCCGAAGGTGGGGCCGGATGACCTTCCCTGCATCGTCGTCTGGCCTCAGATCGAGGAGGCGGAAAACACCCATGGCCAGTCCCGCCACCGGATGCCGGTCCAGGTCGACGGCCTGGTGAAATTCGGCGCGGTCGATCCGTCGATCATGGCGGAGCGCATCCTGGGCGACCTGATCAAGTGCTTCACCTCGCCCCTGTGGAGCCGCTCCCCGGACTACATCGAATCGATCGTCTATCAGGGCGGCGGCGGCCAGGCCCCGGAAGAAGGTTCCGTATCCGTCGGCGCGCAGGCGAAATTTCTGGTCACCTATTGGACGAACACGGGGGATCCGTACACGCGATGAACGAGCCGAAACCCATATTGATCATCACCGGATCGGCGCCCTGCGTGATGGAAGACATTGATGCCCTCGGCCATGGGGACAGATTTGAAATCTGTCCCCATGGCCATGGCGACTGGATGGCCGTCGGTCTGGATGCCGTGGACAAGTATGCCTGGCCGATCAAATATGTCGTCACCTATCACCCCGTCGAGATCCCGCAATTTAAACCGAAGCGAGCGAAGATCGGAGGGAATACGGACTTTCTCGTGATCGCCCATAAGCCGGAGCCGGGCGTTGATATCGTGGAGCCATACGAGTCGCCTACCGGGTCATCCGCCCTTTGCGGGGCGATGGCGGCGATCAGAATGGGATATGAAAGGATCATCCTATGCGGCTGCCCCTTACTCGATAAGAATTACATCACCTTTCAAAAGGGATGGGAGAAAAAGAAGGAAATCGTAAAAGACAAGGTCCGGTCGATGTCGGGATGGACGAAAGATTTTCTTGGCGCACCGACGAAGGAGTGGCTTGATGCTTAGTTACAGCGGAGGCTTTAGAACGTGGCGCTAACAATAGCTATAGAAGGTAAGGGCATTATTGCTAACGCAGATGCGACTCCGGATTCCGCAATGGCTGGTAGTCTATGGGACGAGCTCGGCGCGGGGACAGACGCCTTCACCACTTATGTCCGTTTGTATGGAACAACCAGTTTCGGCGGCGCTTATTCTGCGAAGGCTGGCTGGCAGTATTATGACATCGGCGCGGCAAACGTCCTCGACTTCACTCAGAGTCCCGCCGGAGCGCAGAAGGATCAGTATATTTGGCTGTGGGTATCGGTCACGACCATTGGATTGATTCAGACCAAGGCCAACAAGGGATTAACTATACGCATTGGTTCAAGCCTTACGGACTACCGCGAATATGTCATCGCTGGAAGTGACGATGCGAATGAGTGGAAGGGCGAATGGAAATGCTTCGTGATGGACCCCACGCTGCCAAGTACCTCCGGAATGGGCGCTGGAACACTTAACCTTGCGGCAGTCCGCTACATGGGATTCTACATTGACAATACGGCCTTGTTTGCCAGTCCTTGCATCTTTATGTCGCAGATCGCAGTCGGTAAAGGGCTTCGGATAACTGGTGATAGCACAACGGCCTGGGAGGATGTTCTTGCTTGGTGTACCGATTATCCGAACCGTGCATGGGGTATGTTCACAGAAAAAGAAGGCATCGCTTTTGTACTGGGCAAGGTATTTATAGGCGACACGGCGCAGGGGGCGGCCACCTCGTTTAGGGGCTACGGTAGCATCCTTAAGTGGGCGAAGTCTGAATTTTGGGATGGTAGCGCATGGGTTCCTTCATACCCCGTAACCGCCTGCGGAATTGAAGTGCAGGATAATGACAGCTTTCCAACGACTTTCGAGGATGGAATTATAGTCGGGACAGATAGTGGTCGCGGAGGAAGCCAGTTCATTGGTGATGGTACCACAACAGTTTCGTTTGATTTATATGCAGGAGGCCATGCTGATTCAATGACGGCCTGTTACGGAACTGCTTTCAAGAAAATGAAAGGGACGTTCAATTTTGGGAATGACAGCGATCATAAGGTGTATGCCTGTAGCTTTGTGGCATGTAGTCAAGTCGATCCTGTTGGCGGCCCTGAGATAAGGAACTGCATTTTTGCGGAAACGGCAGACGCGGAAGGCGCGCTGTTATGGAACGCCAGTATCAACATAGCGGATTGTAAGTTCATCGCTAACACAATCGGCGCGGCGATCCGGCACCTTGTTGGCGGTCCCGCATCGCCTCCCGCGCATTACGACTATGATGCGTTGACGTTCTCTGGCAATACCTACGATATAGAAAATGCTGCCACAACGCCGAACTTCTACATTGATATTGACAGGATCAACGGCTCGAATCCAGATAGCGGGAAGATAAACAATTCAGCGGGCGGCACCACTGTTCTTCTTGAGATCGGCGTGACGCTGCAATTGACAGGCCTCGTTAGCGGTTCTGACATAACGATCCTCGATGCAGGGACTGAAGACGAGCGCGTGAATGTGCAGGAAAACTCGGGCACGACTTACAATTACGGCTACGATTACGCCGCGAGCGACTACGTGGATATCGGCGTATTCAAGGCGGGATACGTTCCTTATTATGTGAGGAATTACTTGTTGGCAGCGACGAATGGAAGCCTGCCTATCGCGCAGGAAATAGACAGATACTATCTTGAATAAAGGAGAACGAAGATGGCAAAGATAATTGATCCCGATGATTTGGTACCAAGCTCGACTGAGGGAAACCTCGGCGTTGACGGGAACATCTGGCTTGACACGACGCTCAAGACCTTTGAGCTCGCACCGTATGGGGAACTCGCTGCAAAGACCGGTGTGACAGGGAATGCGATATGGGCAAAGTTCATCGACCTGTGGGCTACCGCATCGTATCAACCATTCCCGTTCCCCATGAACATCCTCGATGCCCGGTCCGGTCAGTATATCTTCGGGCAGGACCCGGGAGGTTCCTACAATGGATGGAAACCGGAAGGGGATGTAACCCGGCAGATGATCCGCGATGCAGGATGGTCAGAGTATAACGCTTCGGGCGATCATCAACGGCAGTATGTCGGCATTGTGGCTCTCGCATCCGGCTTTCCGGGAGGAGCGCAGCTTTATTATCAGAAGGCAACAGCGGAAGCCGCGGCTGACTTCACCTTCGATGATGCGCCGAATGAGGCGATCCAAGTATTCGGGGATGTCTATAATGGCGACTTCGATGATCGAACGTTCTTTAAGTTGTTCTGCCGTGAGGAAGCGTATCTGTATGATGACGCTGTTTTGGGCGACGTCGGTGAAACGGCTACCGGTGCCTACAAGATTCAGTTGCCGATTGCGGTCGGCTCTGATCTCAATATCACCGACACGGATACGAATGTTGGAGCAAACTCTCCCTACACGCAGATCGTCATAAAGTATTTCGACACGGCCTATCAGAAGGACGTTGACCTCGACGCAACGCCCCGGAGCTTCGGCATCGTTGTCGATGTAGGCACACATTCGGGAGTGGACGGCGTAGTGGTGGCTTCCCCGGCGAATATCTTGACAACGGCGGAAGGCGGGATCACGCCTGATCTGTATAACGGCGGGACCCTGACCATCCACACCGGGACGGACGCAGGAAGAATTGTCAGCATCACCGATTGCGATGCGACCACTATCACAGTCGATGCTTCACCCGCCCTTTCGGCAGACACCGGCCTTTGCTTCACGGCGCAAAGAGCGACCCCCATTGTGGCGACGCTGAAGGAGATTTACACGAAGGTTCAGTATCAGTTGCGGCAGGATTCCAATATCAATGACATTGGAGGAACGATTAACGGTAAGACCGCCGACCTGCTCCTGAATTTCGTCGGGCCTACACTGATCTGCGGCTTTTATGAACCGGCGAACTCCGAGGGCGGCGGCAGCGGTGTTATGGTCGAGGGGATCAAGGCGGCTGATATCAATAGCATCATCTTCCATGACAACGGTGATGTTGAGCGTGAATACCCGTATGCCTCTGCCGGAACGCTTTACTTCAATGCGGCCTTGACGCAGGGCGGCACAGGCTATTACCGGATGTATTTCACGACCACGGTTGGTGGTGACGACTATGGGGAGGCAACCGCCATCACGGTCAACGATGCTGACGGGAACCCAATCGCCGGGACCATTACAGGAGCAAGCAAGGCGTTCACCTTTGACTACACCGGGAACACGCAGGGAGGCCGGGTGTTGTCGCCGTTGCTTGATGCGGACGTAACGGTTGTCGCGGGAAATGCCGGGAGCGCAAAGCCGGTTGTGGCAACGGGAACCATTGACCAAAGTAAGACCATTTCGATCACGTTGACGGCTGAAACCGATAGAGCGTATCTGCCGTAAGGAGTAGCGGATGGGGATGACGTTTGATGGGCCAACGAAGGTAATCACGCTGACGACCGGAACAGTGGCCGTCAGCGTGAGGGACCTGTGGAGCAGGTGGGTGGACTGGTTTCTGACCGGTGATAATTCCAAGTATCTGCCTGCGTTTGCCCAAGTCGGAGGCGATCCCATTGACGAGGCGGAAGGTCTTTACATTCCGGTCTATGCCTTCCTGATGAACGGGTGGAAGGTGAAGCCGCAGGAGGCGAACCATACGCTCACGGTCAGCGACGGCATCCTCCTGGTGAACGGCGGCGGCGATCCGTTCAACGACACGGACGGGAGTTATGTCGTCAGAATCAATTATCAGCAACCTGTTCAAGCGATAAGTTTCAGCACGGAAGGCGGCGGTGGACCGACCTCGGCGGCTATTGCGGATGCTGTTCTGACAGAGCTTATCGCGGATCATAAGGCTGCGGCGGGGAGCCTGGCGGCTGCTATAAACGAAATCTGGCAGCGGCAGGCGGGAGTTAAGCTCGTCGCCGATAGGGATTTGAATACGATCAAGGTCTATGACTCAGATGGCTTGACCTTGCTCTTTACGCTTACAAGGACAACGGTGGGAAATGTTGACACTTACACAAGGAGCTGATGATGCCCGATCAGGTGGTATACGCAACGGGCGGCTTGCTGACGGACAACGGCCAGGCGGATCTCACGGCGTTCGCGTCGGCGGGGCTGTTCTCCAGGATCGTCGTCATCGTGGTGTTGCCGGAGAGGGAGCTTTATGCCCTCCACCGGCAGTTGAAATTACTGTCGGAAACCCGATTATTCGAGCTGACGGGGCTCAGGGTTGTCGTGCTGTATGCGAGGGAAGCGGAGCCTGAGATGGAAGCGGCGGACAGGAACGTGACGCTGATGGCGGGCGATCGGAATTTCGAGCTGATAACCGATGAGGAATTAACATGGTAAGGTCATTCCCCGACAAGCAGCCCTACGAAGAGTTTTTTGTCGTGTTCAATTTCTATCGGTTGCTCTCGCGGACAAATGACTCCATCGCAACGGTGGCGGAGCTTAAAGCATTTGACGCCGACGGCGTTGACCAGACAACCTCTTTCATTGACGCCGGCGAGCAGGTGATAGCGACACCGCGCGTGTTCGCTTGGGTGAAGGGAGGAACGCCGCAGAGATACCGTCTCGTCTGCAAGATCACGACGACAGGCGGCAAGAAATGGCAGATGGTCGGATATCTGACCGTAGTCGAGGGGATAACATGAACCAGCATGCCGAATGGAAGCAGCGCTTCGAGCGCGTATGGGACCCCAAAGGACAGGGGAAATACCGTATGGGATCGCCCGGGCAGCGGCTTGTCCCGCGCTTTATCGAATGGGTGCCGAAGGGGTCGGTCGTCAACGAATACGGCTCGGGAACGGGCCGGGCCGTGGTGGAGTTGTGCAACGCCAGGCCGGACGTCCGGGTGAACATGGTGGACATTGCCGAGAACGCGCTTGAGGCCCCGGCGAAGGCGCTCGTCGGGGGCCGGGCGACGTTCACCCTGTCGGCGCTGTGGGGCCTGCCGGAGAAATTCCCCGTGGCGGACTGGGGGTACTGCATCGATGTCCTGATGTGCGTCCCTCCGGACCGGCTCGACGACATCCTCAGGGAGATCCGTCGGACGTGCAGGAATCTGTTTGCCCAGGTGTACGACTGGGCGGACATCCGGCTCGACATCGACTACACGACGATCAAGGAAGGCCCGGAATGGTGGTACAGCAAGTTTTCTTGGTATTGGCCCACCGTGTCGAAAGTGAAGAGCAACGAGCACGCGCGGCGGTATATCTACCTGTGCCGGGGGGAGGAGCAATGACGGGTTTGCCGGAATTCACTGTGCCGTTGAGCGAGGCCATGATAAAGACGGTGGCGCTGGGGAACGTCTACCTGAGCACCGAGCCGGACGTCTGCGTCGTTGGCAGCCCGCTGGCGCGCGGGTATTCGCTCTTCATTGCGGGCAAGGAAAAAGAGGGCCGGGCCGTCATCGAGGATTTTCTTGTGCGGGTGTTTCCTTCGCGCCGTGGAGAGATGTCCACACGGCAATTCGTCAATCAGATCTGTGCCGAAAAGGGATTGCCCCGGCCGATCGCGAACGAAAGGGTCGCTCCGGAGATTTTGAGGGAGGCGGCCGGCAGGCGGTTCGACAGGTTGCACCTGCCCCTGCTGCGGAGCATCCTGGCCAGGGGATATCGGCCGGAGCTCTCCCATCCCGTCACCATGCGGCAATCCGGCAACCGCTTCCTGGTGGTGGACGGGAAGAACCGCTGCTCGATCCTCGCGGCCCTGGGCGAGGAAGTCGTGTCAAACGTGAGGTTGTTATGATTCGATACCTGGACCGCGCCGGCTACGAGGCGAATGCCGTGAAGGACGATAAATGGCGCAGTCATAAGGCCCGGTGGCCCTATCATGTCGCGGCGATCGCCACCGTCGAATCCCTCGGGATCAAAGACGCGGGCGAGGTCCTGGAGATCGGCGCCTTCGGTGCGCAAATCGTCATCGGAAGCGACACGATGGACCTGCCGCAGGGGGACTGGGAAATACCGGGGGCGCGATCGACGTATGCTCATGATGCGCGCGAGCTTCCCTGGCCGATAAAAACGGGAAGATATTCGCTGGTTGTCGCCCTGCGGGTATGGCATCACCTGTTTCCCCGGCAAAAGGAGTGCTTCCTCGAGGCGAAGCGGGTTGCGAAGCACGTCCTGATTGTCTGCCCGGAAAAGGAAATCGTCGGCGTTGGGATCCGGCGCCGCCAATGGGATGACTGGAACGGAAGCCCGCCGATTCGCCAGGCGGAATTGGAAGGGTGGGGCCGATTATATCTATTCAAGGGAGGACTCAATGGTAACGGTATGCTGCATCAAGCAGGGGAGTAAGTACGGCCCGGAATACGTCAATATCCTGCACGCGATGGTGGTGCGGAACACCTTCATTTTTGATTGGGATTTCGTCTGCTTCACGGATGACGCCGCCGGCATCGATCCGAAGATCCGGATCGAACCTTTGCCGCATCCGGCGGTCGGATGGTGGGTGAAGATGGGGCTCTATCAGAAGGAAGTGCCGGGGATCGCCTCCGAGAAGCTGCTGTTCCTCGATCTGGATGTGGTCATTCCCGGATTCCTGGATCCCGTTCTGATATTCGAGTCCGACCATGCCTTGATTAAAGACTATCCCGCCGCCTATCTTCCCCCGGGCAATCACCACCAAAAGGACGGCAACACCTCCGCGATTCTGCTCACAGTCGGATCGCGGGTGCATATCTGGGAGGCCTTTCTACGGGAAAAGAACCCGGCCGGGCGGTATTGGAGCGAGCAGGACTGGCTAAACAAGAAGCATCCCGGCTCATTCGACCTGCTGCCGGAGTCTATGGCGCAGAGCTACAAGCTGCACAAGCTGCAGGACAGGCGCCCGGAGTGCAGCATTGTCATGTTTCACGGGAAGCCCAAGCCGGCAGATTGTGGTGGTTGGGTTGCGGAGGAGTGGAGAACAAGCCGCCGGAAACGGCATAGGAAGAGCAATAGGGGACAGATTTCAAATCTGTCCCCGGAGGAGGATAAGAACAGGGGACAGATTTGAAATCTGTCCCCGGAGATTCGGGTTTCCCGGCGGACTGATCATCCAAAGGGGACGCAAGAAAGAATTAAGGCGGGCTGTATGGAGCCATACCTCCAACAGCCCGCCTTTTTCTTTGCCCGGCAGCAGCCCCAGGGGACAGATTTCAAATCTGTCCCCTGGAGGAGATCAAAAATAACGCCGGAAGCGGCAAAACATGAAGGAGGAAATAGCGATGTCAACAGCAGAGAACGCGAGAATTGATTATGAGTGCGGTCAGGATTCGGTAGCCATGACGGCGCTCACCGATCAGGGAGATCACAAGGATTTCCGGGGCCCCGATCCTTTGTGGTCTGGAAAGGCGGGCTTTTCGCCTAACGTAAAACCGGACGGCCTTGCCACCGGCGGGGCGGTTACTCCCGGAACGGCGGACGACACGGTCGACGTCGCGGCGCTGACCTGTTACCTGAGCGGCGTGCTGACTTCGGTCAACGCCGATCCCGCAAACGCAGTTGTCCGGCCGGCGGCATCTCCGGCAGGCCTGAAGGTTAAGCACTCCATCACGGTTACGTCGGCGGGTGCAATCGCTGTCGTGGCGGGTGTGGACGGCGCGACCTTTTCGGCCACCCGTGGCGCGGCAGGCGGCCCTCCCTACATCCTGCCGGATTCCATCGAGATCGCGCAGGTCTGGCTTACGGATGATGCGGCAGCGCCTGTGACCGCCGACGAGATCAAGCAGGTGGTCGGTTCGTCCTGCGAGCGCTATGACTATCCGACCTGGGAGGAAGCGAAGTTCAACGTGGATGCCGGGATCATCGGCAACGCGGGGATCGTGTTCGCCTCGGCCCTGCCGATGAGTCATTCGATCGCATCCCCGGAGACCCCCGAAACGAAGCAGGTCTTCGCGGAGTATTACGAGCCGGTGTTCACCGACGTGCCGAAGTCCTCGGATTTTGTGCCTCCGGAGACGAGCTACACCACGAGCTCCAAGAAGATTTACGGCGCGACGCTCGGGGCGACGTCGTCTTCGCTGAACCAGGGATCGTTCACCGCATACCTGCAGGATGGAATTTCGGACGGGATTCTCGGCCTCAAGGGCGACGTCCTGTTCTTCAAGTTCTATCAGAGCAAGTTCAATTCGCTGCCGTATCTGCTCTCACAGGGGATTCTCGGGGTGTCGCGCCAGTTCCCGGCAGGGGATCAGATCGTCGCGGCCTGCACGATTTCGCCTGAAACGGCGGCGGTGGAAGTGACCGGATAAAAGCACGGCATGGGGACAGATTTCAAATCTGTTCCCGGCTAAGCACATCGGGGGACAGATTTCAAATCTGTCCCCAAAAGGAGAAAAAAATGAGTTTTGACTCGAAAAAGTTTCTCAAAACGAAGTTCGTCCCCCGCACCGAGGACATGCCCGTTCCGGATCTCCAGGCGTTTTTTCCGGAAGGCGCGAAGGCCGTCTGGAAGGTCCGGGGGCTCACCGGGCAGGAGCTTGGCAGGGCGGCCGACGCTGCGGATCGAAACAAGAACATCATCGCCATCCTGGAGGGGCTGACGTCGGAGGCGGCCAAAGACAAGGCCGAAGCCGTCAAGGAGCTGCTCGGCATAGGCGGCAGTACTCCGGCGGACATCGCCAAGCGCCTGGAACACCTGACGCTCGGCAGCGTCGATCCGGCCTGTACGCTCGACCTGGCCGTGCGGCTCTGCGAGGTGTTCCCGGTCGAGTTCTATCAGCTCACGAACAAGATCGTCGAGTTGACCGGGCGGGGCCAGATGCCGGGAAAACAGCCGCCCTCTGGCGAGACGGGGAAGTCCGGGCCTCCCTCGCCCTCTGTTACGCCAGGGGGCGATTCCTCTACGAAGTGAGGCCGGACCTGTTTCCTCAGGGCTATCTCACGCGGGCGGAGATCGAATTGTGGGAGCGATACTATAAATCGCTCAAGGGGAAAGGAAAATGAAAACACTGATTATTGTGCTGGCCATGGGTTTGATTTTAGGCTGCGCGGCCAGAGTCGCCATTCCGCCCGAACCAAGATTCAAGCAGATTGTGATCTACAATCTGGAGGGCGGGGCGATCTGCATTGACGGGGAGAACGCAAATAACCTGCGGGAGAATGTCAAGGCGATGCGGGACTACCAGGCGGAGCTGCTGCGGCTGCTGAAAGAGGTCAATAAATAGGGGGAAAGGCAAATGAAAACCATCTCGAAGATACTCTTGGCCATGATCCTCCTGTTGTGGGGCGCCGTAGTATGCGGGGCGGCCGCTGCGCTGCCGGCTGCGCCGAGCTGGTATGAGCACGCCGATGTCATGGAGTGGGTGATCGGCGGTCTCTTTTCCCTGGTCCTGTTTCTCATGCTTCGCACGCTATCCAAGGTGGATCGCAACCAGAACCGGCTGTTTGAAAGGCTCGATGCGCTCACCAAGGAGTTTTACATGCTCCAGGGCGAGCACAATGCCATGAAGAACAGGTGCATGGGGAGAGCGTCCGCGGCCGGCAACCGGCCGGACTGAGGAGGGCGATGAAAACAGGCGCCGTGGCGATCCGGGCGGAGGCCCGGAAGATCAAGAAAATGAAGGCCCGAAAACGGGCGAAGAGACGGCAACGGAAATGATGAAGGGTGATCGTTGTGGCTGAATTTAGTAAGGCGAGTAAGGAACGGCTGGCGACTTGCGATCCGCGCTTGCAACAGGTTTTCAATGAAGTCATCAAATTCTTCGATTGCAAGATTCTCGAAGGCCATCGCGGGAAGGCGGCTCAGCACAAGGCTTACATGGACGGCGACAGTAAGGTTGACTGGCCGGACGGCAAGCATAACTCGATCCCATCGAAGGCCGTTGACGCCATGCCGTACCCGATCGACTGGAACGACTGGAAGCGGATCTGTTACTTCGCCGGGTTTGTTGTCGGAATCGCAGCGCATCTGGGGATAATGATTAGATGGGGCCGGGACTGGGATAGGGATACCGACCTGAACGATCAAACCTTTAATGATGGGCCGCATTACGAATTGGTGGAAGGAGGTATAAAATGAAACGATTGATATGGTTAGTGTTACTGTGTTTTCCCCTTTTGACATCCTGCATGACGGCCAATCAATTGGCCGCCGAAAAATCGTTTTACGAGGCGAAGGTAGCGATGTCCAGGCAGGTCGCGGCGCAACCCATCTTTGAGATGCTTGCGGCAGACTTGAAACAGCCGATAGTCCTTCAGAACGTGGCGGCGATCCGGGTATTCCAGACGCCTACCGGGTCTAATGACACTTTGAATCAGTATGTCCAGCGGGACTATGCGGCTCCCTGGCTCAACATTCTCGGCGCGGGCTTACCCTGGTTAGGCGCATGGGGCATAGTCAAAGCCGTGGGCGACATCGCCGGCGGCAACTACACAACGTATAACCAGTCCATCAGCGGCCAGAGCACAGGACAATTCCGGGTCATGGGCGATTTGAATCCGGGCGTCATTACGGGCAGCGGGAACATGGTAGGCGGGATGATAGACCAGACATCCGTGCCGACTGTGGTGGAGCAACCGGCCCCGATAATAATTGAACAACCGCCGCCGGTAATAGTGCCGCCAAGTTATGCGCCTTAACAGACGAACATATTGGGATGAGGTCGTGTGGAAGTGGATATTCGTGGCGTTGTTAGTTCCCTTGTACGTAAATATGTGTACCAAATAGGAGGTAAGACTATGATTCAGTTTATTTTGAACAGGTTGAAGGAAGCGTCGACGTGGAGAGGACTTATCCTGATGATTACGGCGGCAGGTGTGGCTGTTTCGGATACGCAGCAAGTAGCCATCATCGCAGCGGGTATTGCACTTGCCGGTGTAGTAGGCGCGTTCCTGCCGGACAAGAAGTGATTATCATTGACGACATCATCTCCCTGCTGGCGTCTCTGGCGTCAGTGGGGGAGATGAGCCTCAAGGAAGCGATTAAATCGGGGGCGCTGGATTATGCTAAAGTGCAAGTTATCCGCCGGGCTGTTCTTGCTGACGACACTGATGCTCTCAGCACCATTGTTGACCGGCTGCGCATCAAAGCCGCTGGTCATTCAGGAGAGCAGTCTGGTGGTGAGGATTCACAAGGGTGAGCCGGCCCCGACTGACGGCTACCTGCTTTCGGAACGGGCTTTGTCTGACCTGATGGAGTGTTGTGAACTACGGAAGGAGTAGTAATGGCCGACGTAAGCAAAACCGTCGAGATCATCTTTGGCGCGAAAAACGACGTCTCCAGGACCATCGATGAAATAAGCCGGAAGTTCGGCGACTTCGACAATATGGCCGGCAAGATCGTCAATCCCTTGGCCGGCGTCGCCGATTCCGTGGTGAAAGTCGATGCTGTCCTGGCGGCCCTCGCCATCGGCGGCCTCGCTTTGGCAATAAAAGCGTCGGGGGATTTCAGCGGCAAGTTCGGCGAGATCACGACGCTCATCAGCGATACGGGCGAGCCGATCGACAGGCTGCGCCAGGACATCCTCGAGTACGCAGTTGATTCCACAAAGGGCATCGGGGAAATCAACCAGGCCATTTATGCCAGCATTTCCGCCGGCGTGAAATACGGGGATGCGATTCAGTTTGTTAACCAGGCGGAAAAACTCGCCACTGCCGGTCGCGCCGATCTGGGCGCCACGACGACGGCCCTCATTTCCACCCTGAATGCCTACGGCGCCAGCACGGACCAGGCCACGAAATACTCGGATGTCATGTTCCAGACGGTCCGTCTCGGCCAGACGACGATGGAGGCTCTCGGTCCACAGCTCGCCAAGGTCACCGGGTTGGCGGCAAATGCGGGCGTTCCGTTTGAAACTCTTTCAGCGGCCGTGGCCGCGCTCACCGTTGCCGGACTCCCGACCGAGCAGGCATTGACCGGGATTAAGGCGATCCTGCAGAACATCATCAAGCCGACTTCCGAGGCCGAGAAGATGGCGGCTTCGCTTGGGATACAGTTCAATGCGACCGCCCTGCAGACCAAGGGCTTCGAGGGCGTCCTCTGGGACGCCTACCGGGCGACCGGCGGAAGCACGGAGAAGATGGCGCAACTGTTCGGGTCGGTGGAAGGCCTGAACGCCGTCCTGGTCCTGGCCTCGGACAAGACGGGGAACTTCAAGAATGCCCTGGGTGAGATGCAAAACGCGGCGGGCGCGACGGAGACGGCTTACGACAAGGTCGCCGGCGCGTTCGAGAACGTCAACCAGCGCGTGGTGAACTCCTTCCAGGTCATGCTCATCGACATCGGGGATCGGCTCATGCCGCGATACGGCGAGATGGCCGGGGCGATGGGCGATATTCTGAAAGGGATCAAGGTCGGCGTCGACTCCGGTGCGTTCGATCCGCTGTTCGCCTACCTGGACGAAGTTGGGGCGAGCATCGCTTTATGGATGAAGGGCGTTGCCGAAGCCATGCCGGAGGCCCTGCAGATGCTGGATTACTCTGCCCTGATCCAGGCGTTCAGGGACCTGGGGGCCGCCTTCGGAGAGTATTTCGGCGAGCTGGATTTGACCAAGGCGGAAGACCTTGCCGCCGCCATGCAGCTCCTGATCGACATCGGGACCGGCCTTGTCCGGGTGACCACCGGCATGGTGGAGGCGTTCCGTCCCTTCGCGAGCGTGATCGCCGATTTCTTCATCCAGGTAGGGCGCGGCGACAAGGAAACCCAGGAAACCCTCGGGAAGGTCATTCTGTTCGCTGCAGCGATACGGGACGCCGGATGGGCGGTCGTTGCCACGATCCTGGCGATCGACGAATTCGCCATCAGCATGAGGGGGCTTTTCAACGTCATCGGCGGCGGCGTTCAGCTTCTTTGGAACGGCTTCACGATTCTTCTGGAGGGGATCAAGGGCGGCCTCGTCATCATCGCCGGCGGTTTCGTCGAGCTTCTGGATTACATGACGTTCGGGATGTTCCCCGGCCTTGATGCCATGCGGGAAAAACTGACCGCATGGGGCAAGACGATCAGCTTTGAGCAGGACGCCGAGGACGCGCGCCGCGGCCTGTTCAGGATGATGGAGGGGTTCGTCGAGCTGGGGACCGGCGCCGGAACGGCGACGACCAAGACCGAGCAGCTCAAGGCGGCGCTCCGCGACACGCCGCCCGTCGTCAAGACCGAGTTCAAAGCCGAGAACCTGGATGTCTCCGCCAGGGCGGTCGATGAGTTCAAGGGTAAAATCGCGACCATCCCCGAAAAAACGACGACGACCGTCGAGGTCCTCGCGGACGGGACGAAGATCGAGACGACGAAGGACATGATTTACAAGACCTTCCCTGACGGGCAGCTCCTCATCACGAACATCGGCACCCAGGCGGACGCGGCGAAGCTCGCGGAGACGAAGAAGAAGATCGACGATGCGGTGCCCGCCTCGAAGGTCATGGAGATTCAGGCGAAAATCGATGAGGCCCGCCTGAAGGAATCCTCCGCGATCGTCCAGAAATCCATCGAATGGAAGGCAAAGATCGACATCGCCCAGATCGAGGCCTCGGCGAAGGTCATCACCGCGACGTTCGCCTCCATCGACAATACCGTGACCTCGACAGGCAACACAATCTCTTCGATGCTTGGTTCGTATGAACAGGCCCTTGGGAGGGGCGGAACGACATTCATCGAAAGCCAGATCGTGGAGGAAGGCCGGCGCAGGGATGCGGCGCTCCTGCTGCAAAAGGATATGACCGAAGCCCAGGTCGCCCTCATCAAGCAGCAGACGGAATCGCTCAAGGCCGGAAATGCGATGATCCAGATCGACGGGAAGGGCCTGCAACCGCACCTCGAAGCGTTCATGTTCGAAATCCTCGCGGCGATCCAGGTGAAGGCCAATGCAGAAGGCATGAAGTTCTTAGTAGGAGCGACTTAAAATGATAGGCGTGGCCTCAATCATATTTGACGTTTCGGGCGCCAGGATGTTTCGGGCGAAGGACCCGATAAAAGAGTTTGATAACCGGAGGGGCTCCCGCCGGGTAACCAGAACGGCCACCCTCGATGGCGGCGTCGCTGTTTCCGATCTCGGTTATTCCGATGGCGATCGGGACATCAACATCAAAGAACCGGAAGCCTCGCTCGACTCCGTCGATTTCGCCCGGTACATCGTGGAAACGTACAACCGGGTCACGATCACGACGCCGGACGGGGCCTACGAAGCCGCGCCGGATGGATACGATGTCACGGACGGCGCTTTGACGCTGAGATTGCTCATAACGGAAAAGATATCAGATTAAGGAGGATCAAATGGCTGCATCATTTACGCTTTACAGTTCCTTTCGCAAGTATGTAATGAATGGGACGATAAACCTCGAATCGGACACTCTCAAGCTTGCGCTGGTTGATTCGGATTATTCTCCAAGCATTGCTCACGATGTCCTTGCGGATGTCATTTTCTCACCGAGCAATGAAGTTCCACAAGTCGATAGCCCTGACAACGGTTATACGACAGGCGGGGCAGAGGTTACGGGCAAGACGGTGACGAACACCGATTCACCATCGCAAGGTATTTTCGACGGAACAGATACCGAATGGGCCGCGCTCACGGCGACGTTCCGGTACGGAATCCTCTATGCCGTGAAAACTGTCAGCCCCATTGTGAACCCGCTGATCGGTTATATCCTTTTTGATACGACTCCGGATGATATTGTCCTTGACGGCTCAAAGTTCACGGTGCAATGGAACACAGGCGGCATCATTACTTCCTAAAGGGGCGAAGGATGAACGATGGCGCGAATATGGATAAGTCGCAAAGACAAGATATTTCACCTTTCTGGCGAAGTCGCCTCATGGGATGGCGATTATAACACCCCTGCAACCGCGATCCTTGTTGAAAGCGTGACAAGGAAAAGCGGTGTCCTGCTTGAAATCAAGACCGACAACGATATTCTGACGCTCGATGTCACCCCGAAAGGCAGAACGGGGGGGTGCATCCAATGCGGTCAATGCTGTTCGCACCGGCGAGAGGATTGCCCGCATAAGGCGCACTGCGATTATAAGCAAATCGGCAAATACCATGTCTGTGAATATCTGATCGAGTATCCCCGGAACGGAGGAATAGGGAAACCCGGAGGCGCGGCTTGCGCCATTCGGGACCGGATTTTAATTGAAGGCCGCAGAGATTGCCTTTATAACCCATCTGATAATAAATGGCTTGAACCGGCTTGCGGAATGAGGTTTGAAGAGTGACTACACGGCTGAGGGACATTGCGGGAACACCCCCTGTCACGCCAGCGGGTTACGATTCCAACTGGGAATATGCTGCATCTTTTACTCAATTTTATAGAAATCTGACGCTTACCGCAGATGTCGGGCTCAATCAAGTTCAGCAATACCATTATGCGTCATATTCCGCTGAAACAGACGTGGTTTATAATGTGAGGATCTCAGACCCCATAGCGACACAAACCATATCGGGAACCGTTAAATTTATGCTGAGGGGATATGAAAGTGCCGACACAGAGGACGCATACTTCGCTGTCAAAATTTATGTGATGAAACCTGACGGAACCTCTCGCGGGGTTCTACTTGCCTTCACGGTTGATGATGTTGAAGTGGCTACATCGTATTGCCGTCGAGTTGTTTTGGCGTCAGTATCATTATCATCAGTCAACGCAGTTTCCGGGGATCGTATAGTTATTGAAAGCGGGCTTCGTCATCTCTATTCCAAAAAAGCGAGGGTTTGCGCGACGACGACGACGACCGCTAATAATTCTGCTGGCGCAGATCTCCCTGAGTCAGACGGTGCAGACTCGGATTCCGTTGCCCGTTCCTGGGTTGAGTTTTCTCAGGACATAAATTGGTATGAGCCGCCGTCAGATGTCCTTATCGAAGTCCCATCTGCGAGCGTTACCATGACAACCCACGCGCCGATAATGCCGGTGAATATTTCGGTTCCTGCCGCAACGGTGACGATGATCGGCCTCACGCCCACTTATCAAACGGCGCAACAATATACAGCCGTAATCCCTATCGCGATAATGACGCTCACCCCTCAGGGGCCGACAATTATTACTGGCAAAGACAAGTGGCGGAAGGAAATCAACATCCTCTGCCATGTCCTATCCGCGACCAGCGGGAACAGCGCAACCTCAAACGAGATTATAGAACTCGATCCTTTTTGGTATTATGAGGGGAAATTTTATTTCGAGATCGTCGGCTACACTTCGACGAGCCTTGCCGTTGACATCACGCTTCGCCGCAAAGGAACCAGTACCGATGACGCAACCTGCTCGATCCCGGCGGGGACGACGGCGCCGAGGGTGTTTCGATCAACCGCCTTCACGCCGCCCGAGGCTTCGACGGAATACGTTGTTTATATTCCTAACACAACTGGGGCGACGAAGTACGCCGTATCGGCGCGGATCGTCATTGTGCAAGAGGCTACTACGATTGAACGGACTGAGAATCAGATCGAAATAGGAAACTATGAAACGGGGAAAAATAACATCACAACGCCTGCACCGCTTAACTATCCGAAATATATGGAGGTCGATTTTACTAAACACCCATCAGCAGGGCGCTTCCTTATGGAAGTCGTCTATAAGGTGGAATCAGGGGCGACGGTGACGATTGATCTCCAAAAGGATGATGGGGCTTTCGGCAGCTGGCAGATCGCGTGTAATCTCCTGACTGGCGGAAATGCCACTACGCCAACGCGGGTGCGGCCGCCGAACCCGTCGATGGGCGGGGTTTTGCTCGCGCCCAGGCCCGGCAAGCATTACCGGATCGCGGCTTACATTTCTGACTCAGGCAAGACCTACGATATTTACTGCGCGAAAATCATCTGGCGGCAAGGGGATTTCGGACAGCGCGCCATTTTGACCAACGATTATTATTACAGTACTTTTGGCTCCCGGATGTCACTTGACGGTGCGGTTATCTATTGCAGTTGCTCATACGGAACCCTGTCCGCGGGTTTTGTCTCAACTGACTACGGGAATACCTGGGTACAACAGATGGTGAATGAATATCTCTACGCCGTCGCTGCCTTGTGCGGGAGCGACAACGGGCGATACAGGTATGCAAGATTCTACTCGGGTTCCGTGCCCGGTTTTTATCGCTCAGATGATTACGGCGAAACTTGGACGCTGACAGCCGGCCCGACAAACATAACTCGAATGTGGTGTAGCCGCGACGGGCAATACCTTATTGCTTCGAATTATTATAACTACAACTACGCTATTCACAGATCTGTCGATTACGGGGCTACATGGGATTCGCCGATCGTCGCTGCCGGTGGCTACTTTAGTTCGCTCTATGTAGGCCATGAATGCCAACATATCTTGTATTCGCGGGGAACGGCGTTCAAGCGCTCGGACGATTACGGGGATACTTGGTCAGATGTGACAGGGCCGCCGGATGAACCTACCCCTTTCTTTATTTACGCAATGTCACAGAGGAACCCCGCTTTGATGTATGGGCGAACGGGAGATTATACGGCGCAGTATGAACAATGGTTTTCTGACGACTACGGCGATTCATGGACTCAATGGGAATTGCCGGGAACATGGACGTCATGGAGGGACATCGGATTTTGCGGACCAAACGATGAACTATGGGCTTCATGGCTGGACAGCGCCGCAAGCCCCTGGGCGTACGGCATGGAGAAGTCAACAGATGGAGGGCAAACCTGGAATGATGCGCTTGATCCTCATTATGGCGATATAATCAGCGAGGAAGGAGAGTATGCCATCCCTCAAATAAGTGATGATGAAAATACATATTTCTTCGGCTTAGAGGGTGACGCAGACCGGTTTGTCATGCTCCGCAAGAAGATATTCAAAACGGAAAGCGAATATCTTTTAGAGAATACCTATAATAACAGCGCTGGGCTGGCAAACCATGACGCGAAATGGGAGCCTGACGACTGGGTGCTTGCCTGTGTGTCGCTGAGTCATGTTATTGATGCGTCCGCTGACACAGGCGACAGCGCAAAACTGCAAACCGATCCCAACGGAACCCCGGCAGACATCACGGGGTCAACGGCAACGGGGGCTGACAGGACTGAGAGTGGTTCTTTTACGGCTCCAGAAACGGCGCAAACCATTGATACCTACGTTCTCGACGCACCCATATATGCAAGCCGCCTGCTCGCCTTTTATGAGAGGCGGGTGCCGTATGCGGTAGAAGTGGCAGACATGACACTGACGGCACTTGTCCCGATCATTTACCCCTTGAAGATGCCAGTTCCTTCAGCAGCCCTCAACCTTGCAACGAAAGTGCCGGGGTATTATATACCGCCGCCGGTAGTAATTACACTCCCCGCTGCCGTAATGCCGCTTGTAACGAAACTCATCCATTACTCGTGGGATTTGGCAGCGAAGGACGCGATGACGGCGAGCAAGATTTACAAGTGTATTCTGACCGGGGAGGCCGATGAACTTGATGACTTAATTCTGCCGATCTCATATCTAAGCGCAAGTCTGACAGAGGCCAGCAATTCGTATGTTATGGTAATCGTTCCTGCTGTCATAGAATATGAAGATGCGATTCTGGCAAGGCCGAATGGGAATATTGAGATATATGTAGGCTATCGCAGGGATGACGGCTCAGAAGTAATCGATAAGATTATTGACCTTCCTCTGGATTCTGTTTCGCGTCAGCGCGGAGGTAGGCGCGAGTCGATAACTCTGAGGGGACATGGAACGATTGCCGCCACCACCATGAAGGAAAGAACCGCTGTCAATGTGACTTCTGTCATCAAGCAGCACAACGGCAAGCGGGTCGTGACCGCCGACATCGACTTCTTTCTGCGATATAGGGACACCTTTATTTATGGCGAAGGCGGGGATGACTATGTAATCGCGGGTGCGATTGGGTATGAGGCAGGGACAACCCCGGTCATATCGAAGATGACCGTAACGGAATTATGAGGTAGGCAGATGGCTGACCAGATGATTTACATACCAAGTGCCTCAGTGGGGATGACGGCGTTGACTCCGCAAGGTTTTCATTTCATCCCGGTATGCGACATGACGCTTTTGCCGTTGAACCCTACCGGGGTAGTAGGCTTCTCAGCGGAAGAACTTGCCACGGCAAAGACAATCTTTCGGTGTTATGTCACGGGATCAGAGGATGCCCTTGATGACCTTGAAATCCCGATTTCCATGTTCACGGCGCGAGTGCGCGAAGGCGATCCGTCATACCTTTCCTGTAAGGTTCCGTGCGGATCGACATATACCGAAGGGATAGAGTTGCGTCCTAATGGAGATATAATTATCAAGAGTGGATTGAGGTTTGCTGATGGGTCTGAATATCTTGAAGAAATAGTTCGTGTTAATTACGAAACGATGGCGACGGAGCGAACCGGGACATTGGACAATCTTGTTATCACAGGCCACAAGACACAGACGCTTGGGCAATCGAAGGAATGGCCTCTTGCGGGGATGAGTTATTATTCGGCAGATCAAACCGGCAGGCGAAGGCTTCGCGGGACCATTGATTTCCGGCTGCGGTGTGGCGATATTTGCATTTATGGGGATGAGACCGGGGAGAACATGATCGCAGGCGCGATAACTTATACCGTGACTGCAAAACCACCTGTTACGGTGATGGAGATTGAGGAAGCAGAATAATGGGAAGGGCGAAGATCATCGCCGGTGGTGACGCTACCATTGGGAAATACAATATTGAGATAATCAAGGAACCCGGCAAATCCGTGGCTCGCTTGAAGGAGATAGCCAAGTTAATAGCGACCCTGACCTCTCAAATAACGGCGGCTGAAGATGCCGTCACGTCAGCGGCACAAGCCCTCAATGCGGCTCTCGATAAACTCAATATGGCGATCTCTCAAATGAAACCCGGAGGGAAACCCGACCCGGTAGTGGCAATTCCTCATTGGGCGAATGACGGCAATGGGACCGTGGCTGATTGCGAAGTTGACACGGATACTCAGATCGGCAATTATGATCTGACCT